CTTGACCCAAAGCACGGACTCGAACCGTGGGTTTGTGGCTGCTCGTACGCCCCATCGGGCGAATTAGTGGACCCGTCTCTCCGGGCTGTCACCGCTTGCAGTATTCTACGCGTATTCCGGTTCTGCGTTGCTGGTCTCGTTACCGTTTTCTCGCTATGAAACTAGTTCCCGTCTCTTTGCCGCATTTCACGGACGGGGCGCTACTGAATGAAGGCCAACACATCGGCCCTTCGGCAAATTTGAAAGCCCCGACCGGACTAAGCGAGGAGGGGCACTTGCCCGGTCGGGGAAACGCGCGCCACAGGGAGGGCGCTGCGTATTAGTAACCCGACGGGTGCGCTACGATCAGCGTGTCGGGTCTTGTTAGGTAGGAGCCGGACTTTGGAGGTTACGGCCCCTTGGGGAAGCTTGCATGCCCACCCCGTTGACGCCATATGGCCACAGGTTGTCGGGCGTGTCAACACCCTATCTGATCGTAATGTTCACCGCGTCACCAACCATCTGAACGACCTTCTTGCGGTTGCGTTCCGTAGCGGGTCTAGCTGCTGGTCTAGGCGCAATTTTTGAGGTGCCGAACTCCTGGGCGGCAGCATATTCCGCAAGGGATTCCACCACGACTAGTCCCGGACCGCCGATGCGGGTTTCAATATTGGAGTCCAAGTGGTGAGTGTCAGAGTTCGAGGGTTGACCGGGCAGGGATGGGATATGTCCCTTGCCAGAAATGGACCCGGCTGTGATAGACTTCTCCCAATCAAGCTCGATAATTTGACCAGCAGCGTATAGGGCGCGCGCTACTGCTTGGGGTGTACGCTGCGCCATACGCTTCAGTCGGTCCGAGTGACGTTTGGAGCCGGTTGCCATGTGATACCTCTGTAGATGTCGCCTACTGTTTCGGCATGAACCCCAAATAGGGCACCAATTTCCCCGTTGGCTAGACCAGAATACCGCATATCCCTGATCAGGTCTACTTGGTCCCGGGTAAGTTTAGAAGAGTGGTGCTTTTCACCTCTTGCCTGAGTACCATGAATTTCACGATCCGCTGCGTTCTCTACTGGCGTTGCCCAGCGAAGGTGCTTTGGGTGTACGCAGGCTTCATGGCCCTTTCCGCATGAATGGGCCGCTTCATGTATAGTGGAGGGCGCAGGTCCATTTAAGAGGAAGCACATGTATCGATGGGCTTGTCTAAACTCACCGACTGCGATCCTGCCTCGTCCATCATGACCTACAGTAAATGGCCACGTGAGGCATTGTTCCCCGTCGTAGCTCATATGATCGAAGAACCATTTTTGAATAGTCCCATTAGCCGCGCGTTCTGTGTGATGTACGTCACCGTGGCGGTACTGACGCAAATAGTGGGCGTTGCACATCCCCTTCTTGCCACTCGGTGGATTTTGGCAGCCCTCCACATTGCAAAAGTCAGACTTAACCGCCTTTGGTTTCAAGACCAGTGGGTCGCCGTGGTTCTTCCAACGCCACCAATGGGCAGCGCACCAGCCGCGCCCTTTAGCTCGCTTGCCACAGCCGTCAATTGAGCATATCGTATCTTTAGGCATCGTGTTCTCCCACGGTGTTTAAGGGCCGGGTTGAGCACTCCACATGCTCCCCGGTCCGCTCAACCTAGCATCATTCCTCGTTCGGGTCCAGATATCCAGCGGCACGGCAACCGCAAAATGGCTGGTAGCCGGGGGGGTCGTCCTTGGCGATGTCGGACTCCCACGAGAACACCTTCATATCACGCTCCTTGTGTACCGGACGGAAGTGCCGTTTTCCGCTGTGGAACCATGTGAACGCTCGAAAACCCAGGTCGAATTGACGTTGGCGGTCCAATGCAGCACTTAGCTTGACAGTTTGGTCAATGGCAACCCGAATCGCCCGTTTGCGCGCGAGTCCCGTCGCTTCCGCAATCTCCTTGGCAACCTCACGGGTCGGCGTACGGTTGGACAGCCCGCGAAATACAATGTCCGCGATCCGCCCGCGCGCTTGGTCTGAGATGTCCCGAATGAGCGCGGTGTTCCGTTCTAGGTAATCCTCCACGGTCAGATCGACGGGACCGAGGAACTGCGTTAGCTGTAAGCCGGTGGCATAGGTCAGTTGCGAGCCAATGCGGTTAATATGCCAAAGTTGGAGAGCTTGAGCCCACTCGACAAAGAACGCCCGGAAGTCAAACGTAGCCTTTACGGCCCCCTCATCAGTAGCGGAAATCTCCGCAGCAACGTCTGAAGGAGAGTCAAGGGATAATTGGGAAAAGGTACGCCCATACTCGGCAACAATTCGCTCTGACCCATCTACCCATGCTTGTACGGCAGGTAGGTACAGGCGGTACAAGGCACGCTGTTGCGCCTGTGTGGTTGTGATAGGGCGAAGGGCTAAGGGCCGCTTGCGACCCTGTTGGCGCAGGAGGGAGCGGAGGTCAAGGTTAGCCACGGTTCACCCGCTCGCAACGGATCGCCCACATACGATTAACCCATAGGAATGGCACTCCCACTACGTCATAGAGCCACTCAACTGCGATAAGGCCATACCTGAAGAACAGCCCCAACAGAGCCAAGGGCAAGGCGAATGGTACGCCGGGGAGCATTAAAAGAAACGCAATGAAGTGTTGGCGCTTGGTCATTCACCCGCGCGCTCCTTAGCCGCAGCAAGCGCATCGGCCAGACGTTCGTTACTGTCCTTCAGGTCCTCAATCTCGTGGCTCTGGTCAATGATCACGTCCAGCCGCTGCTGAGCGAGGTCCGCCCAAGCAAAGTTCGGGTAGCGGTAGTCTTTCTTACTAAACGGCCACATTGTTAGTCTCCTGTTCCGCCCCCGCCACTATGGCGCTAGGGTCCTCTGGTTCTTCACTCCCCGCCGCAAGCCCATCGTCCGATGCGTCCGCAATGGCCTGCTCAATCCCTGGGTACAGCCCGGTCTCGACGGAACCATTCAGGTACGTTTTGGTCAGTACTTCCTCATCCACCGCAGCGGTCGCAAGGGCAATCTGGAACGTCTCGGTCCGCAGCTTCTCGGTTTCCCATTTGGTCTTTTCGTCGGGTTGCCACAGGGGCTTCCAGTCGTACCAGATATTGTCGGGCCGGTCGCCCAGTGCGGACCGGATGAGCATATCGTCCAGCGGGGCCAGTTGCGGGGCGAGGCTAAGGTCCTGCTTGGCCTTGATCCCGTCATAGTAGTTCCGCAAGTCCCCATCGCCCGTCGCGTTCAACCCCTTGGCAGACGTGCCAATCAGGCGCGTAACGGGGATGTCGGCAGCACCGGCCATAATGGTCAATAGCTGCTCGATGACGGCGGGGAGGCCCGAGAAATCAACGCTCTTTTGGTCCCATTCGTCCTGCTTGTCCAACAGGGTGACATTGGCAATAGACTTAAGTTGTGCGACTAGCTGCCAGCGTTTGAGTAACTTAGCCTCAGACGCGTCATTAGCCATGCTGTCCGCCATGCCATCCAGCCGGATCACGTCAATCTTGGCCTCTTTGAGCAGAGCGGAAATGACCGCAGCGGCCCCGTCGGCAGATAGGACCGAATCGGCCATATGCTCCCATATGGACTTGCCCCAAATGTCCGTCTGGTGCCCATGGGACCGACCATTGACCAGGATGACCCGTGACGGGTGGAAGTTCAGCTGGACCCCACTCTGAACGGGTACTTGCCATTTCTCAGGCTTGCCGTAATTAGGGTCGAGTGGGTTCCTGATCTGGCCTTGGGGGCTGATCTGCCAGCGGTGAAGCACGGTCAGGAACCGCATGTTCCACCCATTGACCGACTCGGGCCGTAGGGGGGCCGCAGAGTTGCCGGGCAGGTCGGGGATAATGACGGCCCCACCGTACAGATCGGCCCACTTGAGCGCTTGGTTAATCTTGGCCTGTACGCCCAGACGCTTCTCTAGGCCCTCTAGGTCCTCAATCTCGTCCTGCTCAGCCTTCCACGAACGCCACTCACGGGTCGCATCGTCCGCACGGATATCGATGATCTTGCCGAACCACGTAGACGTGTCGTACGTCGTCTCCACCTCGTGCTGGGTGGTCAGTCGCGGAACGTAGCGGCCTTGGGCGGCGGGGTTCGTCGCGCCAAGGTTGGTTACGAAGTTGGCGAAGCCATCGATGAGGGGGGTAGTGGTCATATCCCTACACTAAACCACCCGAGCCAATTGAGCAATATCCACGTATTTGTGTTTCGAGAATGACCCCACCATCTCCGCACCCATCTGCAGCATTTGAGCGTGGGTTCTAGTATTCGGCCCCGCTTTTCGAGCGATCATTCTTCCATCCTTAACGTATGTGCGTTCGGGTTTGGTCATTCCAACAAACTCCCAGTTACACGCACGATAAATGCCGCCCGTGTGTCCGCGCCACGTGTCAGCATACGTGACCAAACAAGGCCATTTGGTCCGGTCAATCATCTTCACGCTTCGGGATAAAAGAAAAGTACATGCGTTCTTAGGCACGTCTGGGTGAACGACAAGTCGGGATAGGGCGAGAACCCCCTGCCACCGATCAGGGTATGTAGCCAGTGCGGCGGATTTGGTTGGGGGTATCCACCACGCAACCGCCACGCATTCCTCCGAACCGATGCGGTATAGGCCGTGCATGTATGTGCGGGTGTTCGATCCACCACGGGAGTAGTGGTACTGTTCGACTAGGTTACGACCTACGGATAGCGGCGTGTCCCTAACTTCCCATTCGGCCTTACGTAACCGCTCGTCATACATTACTTCACCGCCCCCACGCGTGCATCATCGATCAGCGCCGCCACGAATCGCAACTCCTCGCCTGTCATGGTCTGGATACTGAACTCCGGCTTACCGACCTCCCATGCCTGCTCAAGGTGGCGCTTACGGGTAAGCCGCTCGCCAGCCGGGGCGTTGGGGGTAAATTTATAGTAGAACCCATCCGGGCTTAGTGTATAGGTCATCTCACCACCTCGTACGCCACAATCTCACTATCCCCCGGCCAACGAGGGTCCCACGACCAGTTACTAGCCGTCCCGGCCCAATAGCGGACCTGCTCGGCTACATTGGTCTCTTGACCATCCCGGAACCGCACGCGCACACGGTCAGTCAGGCGCGCATGGGTCGGGAGGAACTTGCCGTCGTGGTCAACCCACATCACACACCCCCAAGGGCCGCAGCGCCCCATGCCATGGTGAGGAAGATAACAATATACCCTATCGCTACGACTGATTCCGATGGCGTTATGCGGCTACGGGTTAGAACCCACACGAGAAACGCCCCGGCCATAAGAAGGAAGAACAGAGCCGCGATCCACGCTATGATGGTGCTAAGCATCCCGCAACCCCTTGGCCAGTGCGGACAGTACGGCAGCGGCGGCGTCGAGTTCGTCGGCTGTGGTCCCCGGCGTACGCCAGCGGATATCAACCCAACCCGGCGTCATATGCGCCCCTACGACCACCTGACCATAAACACCCGGCACGATGCGGGTCTTGGTGACAGTCTCGGTCACGACGGGTCCAGTGGGGGCGGGGCTTACGAGCCGCAACGCAGAAGGCGCATCGCGGCACTTACCAAACCATGTCGGGAAAGTGACCCTAATGTCCCCATTATCACATACTTCAGTCACTACCCCAACGCCCGCATCTGGGCATGGGATACTCTCGACCTTATCGCCTACTTTGAACATCTTCATCTCCTATGTTGTTCGTAACGACTAGCACGCGCCGACCGGGCCGTCAACTATAGATTCATCTCGTACGCGCCGCCTTGGCGAGGTGCAGCCCAGATCATTACGCTATCCGCCTTGTTGGGGCTCGGCGTGCCGTCGGGGGCCTTGTCCACGATGATCTTACCCGCCGTGTTGACCGTATAGGTTGGCTGGCTCAGTTCCGAGTACAGGCCCCCGAGGCCCTCACGTAACACGATCAGGTCGTCCGGGTCGTACTTGTAATCCAGCTCCGTAATGGCCCGATGGGTCCGCTGGAACCGTACGCGCAACTCCCACCAACCTTGGGCTTTGGCGTTGGCAAAGTAGTCCCTGTTCGTGCGGTCCTTGCGCTGCCCTGGATTGGCCGTGGGGATCGCCTTGTCCGGCAATGCCACCGCTGCCGAACCGCGCCATGGGGACACGCGGAGCTTGACTTCCCGGTTCTCATTCAGGACCCGCGCATCCCCACGAACCCCAGCGCCCAGACCGTCCGAATCGAACCGCATGTCCGTAACGTCCGCCTCGTCGCATAGGGCGAATGCGCGCTGAACGGTCCCTAGGATGTCGCTACCCTTGCCGGACCATTCGGGCACCTGCTCGACGGCAATGCCCTGACCGATGCACAGCGCGTTCTTGTCGCGCCCCTCGTCCGCCACATCCAGTGCGGCCCGTTTCTGGCCGGTGATGGTAAACCCGAGCTTACGGTCCGCGTTCACGGCGCTCTGGACCCATTCGGAGGGGATCAGTACGCCCTCGACACTGGCGCTGTAGTTGATGTCAATTTCCTGAGCGACTAGAACCGGGTCAAACTGAGCCAGCTGTTTGGCGTACCATGCCTCGTCCTTACGAGGGTCATCGCGCCAGTGGAAGGTAAACACGGGAACCCGGCCCGAATGGCGTTTCTCAGCAAAGGCGTTCGCTAGGCCCTTAACGGTCGATATGTCAATCTGCGTGTCGGTGTTGGCGGATAGTGCCTGATCTACACCCTTGGCTCGCTGGATATGCGCAAACTCGTCAACGAAATACAGGGACGCACGGCCACCACGACCAATATTGTCGCCGCCCTGACCCTTCATGCGGGAACTGGTTAGGGGGAACCTGAGTAGCTTTTCCTTGCTGTACTGACTATCCCCCGAGTGCCACCCGCCCGTAAATTCCGGGGGGAGATTGTCGAGGAAGAACCGCCCCTTCTCCAAGATGCTGTCCATGTCGCCTAGGTTATCCACAAGCTCCACAAGGTTCGCACCGTACCCAACGGTCAGGTCGTCATAGAACAGGCAAAGGGTGGCCCCAAGCTCCACAGCCAGCCACGTAACGCCCGACTCTCGGCTCTTTTCGGTCAACCCGCGCTGTTGGGTTTGCCACAGGTTAACGACCCACTTGAGCCATTCGACCTGTTTGGGGAATAGGACCATGGGGCGGACGATAGGCTGGCCGTCATTGGCCTTGGGTGCGTATGTCATCCCCCAATCTGAAATGAAGTCCCACGGGTTCTCACGGTAATACGCAAAAAGCCCCGGCAACATCGCGTCGGGGTTCTCACGTATCTTGGCTAGCCGCTGGACCCGTGCTTGGAAAATGGGCCGGTAGTCGGGGTTGCGGAAGTCGAAGGTACTCTCAGGACGCACGTAGGGCAGCACCATCCGCTTTCGCATGATCTAGCCACCAAGGATCATCTGCTCGGGCGTTAGTAGGTCCGTCCCAGCCGCACGACAAGTAACCTCCCCCTTCCTCTGTAGAAGGATGCGTGAAAATTACTTGCCCTCCGTCTACATAGATCACCAATTTGTCGGCGTTGAACTCTTCCCCGAGATTACGCCGAAGTATGTCTAGCATCATGGCGATTCGTTCGTTATCGAGGGTCTTATGGATAATTTTCATATGTATTTCCTATTTAATTGATTGCCATAGGTCAGCCAACTCCGGTCGGCCCGTCAGGTCCAATGGGCTCGGACTGGCCGTCCCTAGCTCCGTGAGAGCCCAACGGTCCCATGCGGCCCGGATGCGGTCATAGACGCCGCTCCAGTACAGACGGTCCCCATTGTCCGCTTCCTCAACACCGCCCCGTTCGTAACTATGGAGCCGCGTACGTGCCTCTCCTAGCCCATCTCGGGTACGGTTCAATTCGGCCCGCAACTGGTCAAGGGTCTCGGATTGGTCCGCAATGATCGCGTATAGGTCGTCAGTCTCGGGCATTGAGGGCCTCCGCAGCCGCAGAGGGGCTAATCGGTATCGTCCATGATCCCCCGTCGGTCATGGTAATCCGACAATGGTCAGACCGTTCAGAAATAGACTCGATTACCCTAACGTCCTCTGGTCGGAAATACGTACCCCCGAGCTTTACGAACCGGCTCATTCCAAAGCCCCCGCCAGTTCGAGCAGTACGGCAGCAGCGGCCTTGAGTTCAGCGCTGGACCGGAAGCCAGCGTACGCCACGGCGACCTTGCGGACTGGCGTCAGGTCTGGATTATTGCAGTCCGGGATTTCCAATTGCTCACCTACGTCCACATCTGCGTATTGGCCCCTTACGATCTCACGACGCGTAATGGTGTGTACGGGTCCATCGGTCCACTCGGCGATGAGGTCGCCATAGCCCTCAGGTCCGCGCATGCGCACTTTGCCATCGTTACCCCACTCAGCGTCCGGACCATGGCCCTTCCCATCAACCCATTTGAACATCCTGCCCTTCAACGGGCCGACACGGTTCCCATGTTCGTCACGATAGGTCTTGCCCGTTTGCAATTCCATGGCACGTTCTCTCCTACTTCAACATTTGAGCGTACACGTCAGCGGCATTCTCTGCTGTCACTTTACCTACCAATACCTTACCCTTGACATTCAAGTCAATAGTCTCTCGGAACGCACCGATAATTTTGGCGGCATTCTCCAGCGCCTTGTCGCGGTCGCGCAGTTTGATCTCTAGGCCATTGGCGGTCGGCTTGACCCCCGCGAACAGTGCGCGGCCCCCTGGGGATAGCTTTGAGGTGTCAACGGGCACCTGACGCAACTGACCCTCGCCACGACATTCTGGGCACGCGGGGTCAGGGGGGGCCGTACGGTCGAAGTCGAGCCCGCCTTGGGGGTCAGGGTACATGACGGCCTCACCGCCCTTGATTTCCCTAATTTCAGCTTCCCGCACTGCCATGGCGTATTCTGCGGGGGTCCAATGGTACATGTGGTCCGCTCCGTGACAGTAGCGGCACGCACCGACCCGAACGCCCGTCACCTCGTCGGGGTTAGCCGAGGCCAAGGCCATGAACTCGCGCCATGCGGCCTGGACGGAGAAACCGGTCTCCTCGTCCATCGTCTCACCAAGAGCAGCTAGGCGCGCCTCGATGACTGGTGCGATCTTAGTATTTTTTAGTAACTTACACCCATTTACGTAACTGGTCGCCGGGTTCATCCGACTCGCCTCGTACGCATGCTCATACGCATAGTGTGCATTGCGGTGCACCAGCCACAATTCCACGAAATTGCGCTGTTTTTCCGTAAGGGCGTTCTGGGCTTTGATGAGGTCGAAAGTCATGCGGCTAGTATAGGGCCGTGGGGGCCGGGGGGCAAGTCGTCCAGTAGAATCTATCGGACGTTATCGGTCGGACGGCAAAAATGCCATATGCAGCAAGGGGTTATATACGATCCGTCCTATTGTCCTATAAATAATGATAATATAATGTATGTGTGTGCATGTGTATGTGCGCGCATATGCGCAGGATAGGATATGCAAAAGTATCGGACAATCGGACAATCGGACAAAACCCAACTAACCCATTGAAATCATTACGTCCGATAGAATCGTCCGGTACGCCGTCCGGTTGGTACTCCATCGGTAAGTGACGATAAAGGGCGCTCAGTAAATTTAACGGCGGCTGCAATTAGGTGTTGACATACGTGTCAGGACATGCGACAAAGGGTCAACAACGAAACGGAGATACCAAATGACCTACGAACAGTTCCAGAGCGAAGTCGAAACCATGATCGCTAACCTCACTGCGATTGCCAAGAGCGGTGCTTCCGGTTGGGCCTTCAAGTATCAGGACGTTTCTCTCGCAGTCTGTGAATGCGCAGCAGAGGTAAGCGGATTCGACGCTACCTTCGCCAAGATGTTCAACCGCAAGTTCCGTGAAGATGCTGTAAAGTACGCGATGACCGCAGCATAAAGAAGGGGGCCACTAGGCCCCCAACTGCGCTTCCATGTAACGTTCCGTTGGGTCTATAGCGTCCCACCCCGGCCCGTCCTTGAGACAATAGAGCCTACACCGAACCCCATCGGGGGGCACGGGTTTAGCAGTCTTACCCTCTGGTAACCCGGGGTGCAGATCATACCCGATAGCCCGTATGGGCGAGATGCGCTTGTTACGGGCTAGCTTTATATTCTTCTCGGCAAATAGGGTATCGAGCGCCTTGGAGCTAATCCAGCCCCCCTTGAATCCCATACGATCCTCTTCGATAGCATGAAGAATTTCCTGCTCAATCGTACCTAGCGAGGCCGCGATGGCCTGATCCGTACTTGAAGTACGCGGAGCCCGTGTAGAGAGCGTGGCGGGGTCATATGTAGGCTCAAGTGGGAAGTTGCGCAGGTAATGGTTCACGATAGCAAACCCCCCCTTGTCCAGCCAGTTCCATAGCTTTGAGAAGTACGCACTGGTCAGACCATCCCTGAAGCAATCCTCTGCCGTCTGCTGGGCCGTAAAAAAGATGCCGTACCGGCGCTCGTTGGCATCGATAGGCACCCCATCCCAATGGTTCGAGGTGAGCATACCATTGGCTCGGTTATCACCCGTGTATTCCTCGATTCCCTTACCTTCGATAGGCAAACGGCGGTTCGTCACATACGGTTTGAACTCCTCCAGAAAGTCCCGACGGTTGGCCGAATAAACCTCCTCGACGCCAAGGAATAGCTTGTTGCGAATCCACCCATTGAAGTTAATTCCGTTGCGCGTCATTTTACCCGCGTTTGGTAGGTGGGTGTACCGAGCGCCGATGCAATACTCCATGATGTTTAGGATCATGGTTTTAGCATTTCCCTTGGCACCGATGAGGACCGGCCACCACTGGAACTTCTTTCCTGGGTTACGTAGGCAAGACGCCATCCAAGATAGAAGTATCTTTCGGTCATCTTCGACAGGATACATTCGGGTCAGATGGTCCAGCCAAGGAGACGGGTCACCGGGTTTGCATTCCGTTTGGATCGGCACGTACGCATTGATCAGCGACCACCCCTCCTCTGCGACAATAGCCATGGGCTCCAGTTCGGGCCGGAAGCATGTGTCATGTACGCGGGGCGCAGCGTATCGTTCGTTCCGCATGAAGGCTTCCCACGCCGACTTGGTAGTCTTGCCATCATCCGTAAATACGAATTTGTAACCGCCCATCTCGTCGTCAAACTGCGAGTGATCGGATTCGGACCCATCGGGCATCATGACCAGCTTGTGTTTCTTAATGTAGACGCAACCCGCAAAGTGGTCCATCTGATCTTCGACCGGGAGAATACCGTTCGTGGTTGGAATGTCCCGCGATCCATACCCACCTAGCTTAGCCTTGGTTCTGACAGGCGGCTCGGTAAGCACGCCCGCATGGACCACAGGCTCGTCAGGGAACATGCGCTCTGGGTCAAATCGGTGAGTAGCGGCCAGACTGCACTTGCGACGTGCGGCCCGCTCCGGGTCCTTCTGGTCAAGGCAATGACCAGAGATGGGGAGAGCAGGGTTGAGAATGACCCCCATAATCTCGGAGTCCGATAGGCCATCACGGGCCATGGCGGTCACAGCGCGCGACACATCAACCGATCGGTCCGCCCCTGCCGGGTGCATAACCAGATCAGCCGTCGCAGCGCTGGCACGTGCGGGCAGTGAGATAATCTCATACAGGATGGGGTCAATCTCATCCGCGCCAGCGCGCGCCACGGGTGCCACGTACGGCCATGCAGCCAGAAGCGAACCAATCTCATAGGTAAGCCCCGGCTCATCGAGAAGTAGGGACGCCATGACAGGTTCGCGCCCAGCGGCACGTTTGAGCGCATTGGGCCAGTTGATCGTGTCGGGGAGGCGGAACACGCGGTCCACATTCCACGTGCCCTTGTCGGCATTAAAGCGCTGGATGAGGCCCTTATTGACAAGCTCCACTTGCTCGACCGTTGCGCCCGGTTGGAGCGCCCATAGCCCCTGGAGCCCGTTACCGGAGTCAATGACCTTGGATGGCCGCTGGGACAGTAGGTCCGCCAGCACCGCCGCACGGTCCCACGTCCCCACCTTGGGTGGGTCAATATCCACGTGGGCGTACCGGATCGCCGTGATGTCAGCTTTGGTCGCCTTTGTCGTGAGACCCTCGCGCACGGCATTAATAGACCAGTAGATACCGAAGCCATCGGCGTTACGGGCCTCGACATCATGCGGCGCTAGCGCAACGATAGGGTGCCCCGGCTCGGGGTGGATGGCAATAATCATGCGGCTAGCCCCTTAAAAATATGCGCGATCACATCAACCGTCCATCCATTGCCGAGCGCATGATAGCGGGCGGTGTCGGATACGCAAGCCGTGTAATCGTCCGGTACGCCCTGCAAGCGCTCACACTCACGTGGGGTTAATTTGCGCCACTTTACCTTGTCGCGCGAGACGAAATTATTATGCTGCCACCCCGATGTAGTAAGTGTCGGAGCCTTCTCAGTCTCTTGTTCAAAGCCTTTGTTCCACCCGTGCGGTAGCTGCTTCATGAAAACTAACTTCCGACGCGACTTTTCTCTGTCAACGAACCCGTCTTCCAGAACGTCGGCCAGGATTGACCCATTCGGCACCCACGGTTCAATGGGGATGTTTGTCCAATACCAGCGGTCGCGTAGGGCGGGGACAAAATCGGAAGAATTTATTCGTATTGGTTCCACGCCGAGGAATTGGGTTATGACGTCTCGGTGTTCGGCTTTCATGTTGACGTTTTCGAGTAGGAAGTACTTCGGGCCAATCTCGTCACGCAGCCGTACAAACTCAAAAAACAGTGCAGAACGTGGGTCCTCAAAGTTCAAACCTAGACCAGCTGATGAGAAACCCTGGCACGGACTCCCACCGATCAACAGGTCCGCACCGGCCAGCATCGTTCCATCAAGGGCCGTCACATCACCAAGTTGAATCGTGTCGGGGAAATTGTGCTGTGTGACCTTTATGGCATTCTTATCCACCTCGGACGCAAAGTATGTAGTGACCGGAATTCCCGCCTTGCGAAGCGCCAATTGCCCGCACGAAATCCCGTCGAAAAGTGATACGACGTTCATTAGTCCGCCCCTCTACCCGTGAGGGCCTAACCTATAACCTGCACGCGCTTGCCCGCTACGGCCGGGTGCTTGCTCACAATAGCCTGTGCAATAATGTCCGTATCGCCCAGTCGGACCGCCTCGGCCACTACCGCATCACGGAGGCCCTCCATGTCGCCAAAATAGAGATTGACGGTCCCTGCGCCACACCCTGCCCGCTGGGCAACATCGGCCCGTGAGACACGGTGGTAATGGGTTTCGCGAGCGAGGGTTACGGCTGCGGCGAGGATGCCTGCGCCACGATTGGTATCATTCGACATTAATAGTCTCCGTCAGGGCGCGTAGGATAGCGCGGGTAGGGTGGTTCTCAGGTTCGTCTAGTTTACGGGAGATAGCGTCCCACTGAAGAGGCCAACGATCCATGTGTTTGACAGCGGCGTTCAAGAAATTAACTTGCTCCGCGTCGTCCATTTCAGAGAACCACTCGGCCATCTGGTCGATAGTCACGTCAACAGCCGTTTCGCATGTAATTGTGCGTCTCATTGCGTTAGCTCCTTGGTAGCGGGGACCGTATTGAGTAGTGACCTGAAAGTCAACATGTCCTCTTCGAGCGTGACGACGGGACGGAAAATCTGCAACGGGAAGCCGCACTCCCTGCCGCCCGCATTCGGTGCGTGATCGTTCCTGATCTCACGTAGGTACAACCCCGCCCCTTCTGAAACGATGAACGCCTCTCGAATCGTATACACCTCTTTGACGACAGGGAACTCGTATCCCCAGTGAGAGACTGGTCGTACTCTACCAGTGGTGTCGGTCATCTTTCCGCTTGGTACCTTGACACACACAACCTTGCGACCCGGAACGGCCCAACTGGGGAGGGTCGTCATTGCGCACCCCGCAGGGCCCGAGCGCGCCACATGTCCCGTTCGGCGGTCAGTGCGTCCAACTGATCACGCTTCGTGGCGATCAGATTGGCGAGCTCGGTCATGAGTGCGGTATTGGCAGCTTCTAGCTCTTCGCACTTCTTGGAGCGGCGCAAGAGTAGGTCAACAGTTTCCCATGCGGCGAATGGGTCGTCTGGCTCTCCGACCTGCCGGGCTATGTTCATCATTTCATTAGCTAGTACCTGAGTCTCATTCACGGCAACATTCCTTCCCTATCCACAATGAGGCCCAAACCGCCCCGCTTATTCACCAGTGCGGCCCATGCGTGCTGTGCGGGATGTATCACCCCCCCGGGCCGCTTAACCTCGACCGACACAAACTGACCGCTGGGGCCGATACCGATCAAGTCGGCACTCTTCATCACAGCATTCACGCGGGCCGACTCATTACCAAGGCCAAACCTGACCGGGACGCCCCGTTGGTCCAGTAGCGCGCCGGAGTTGTTCCGTCCGAGCCAATAGCCCTTGCTGGCAGCTTCCAACCGTACGGCACTCTGGACCCGTGCCTCACTGCCAGCACCGGGGGGCTCTGGGCTCGTGGGGGTCAGTAGGGACCATAGGGCACGTGCAGCGGTGGGGTGCGCCTGCTCCCATTGGGTAAGGGGGTCAGTCATCCGCGCGTCACCGTCAGAGTGAACTGTTCACCACCCCCGCCGAATGAAACCTCGGCCGTCTGGCCGACTTTAGGAGTCTCTCCGTCGAACGCATATTGCACGAGTGTTTTCCAAAACTCACTCATGGCATCCTTGGTCTCTAACGCAACGTGCGGGTCTTTGCCAAATCGGGCAAGAACGATTCTGCGCGACAGAGGAGCGTAGCGAATACCTGTGTTCATTTGTACCTATCCTTAGTGAGTAGTGATATTCCCACTTGAACGTCTTTTCGCTCTGGGTCACCCTTGGCCAGATGTTCAAGGTATAGTTTCCGACTAGCAAAGCCCCACCGTTTCTCACGATAGAGCTTCACTGCTTCCCACCAGTCCTTACTAGCCACGGACGGCCTCCTCGGCTTCTTCCTTAGTGCCGAACCCCTCAACGATAGCCACGATATGGCCATTGATGGACTTGCTAGCCAACCATTCGTTGGTCTCGTCATCGAACCAAGCCTTGATTGCTACGGTCTGATCGTTCAGGTTGATTTCAAACATTTGGTATCTCCGTTTCGTTGTCCCTACTTATATAGCATCTGACACGCGCGTCAATAGCTTTTCTGCGTCCTCGCGCGATAATGTTTGGGCCGTCATCACGTCACACCCGTAAGTCAGCCACCACCTGCGCTGTATCTCCGTGTCGCTCTCACCCGCCGCATGGTACGGACCCGCCCACACGGCCATCGCGTCCCGTAGCGCATCGAGCGTATCCAGCCGCTCCTTGTGGCGCTTGACATTGGCCCCCGCGAACCGTCCGGGCAGTCCACTGGCGTATATCTCCCGGCTGAACTCCTCGACCGACTTTGGCGTCTCTCCCCGCAACCGAGCCAGGGTCTCATCGTCCATCAGGGACAGCACGCCCTCCACGACCTCGGGGGGTCCGCGCTTCTCCGGTTCGGGGGTCGGTGCGCCACAATACGGGCAGGCGTCCAGATGCTTCTCGTACGGCTGCATACAGTCAATCTCAAGGCACACGCGCAACGGAATGGCATCACGGACCGCGCTCGCCTTCTTGTCCCTACGGGATAGGGACCACGTGCGCGGTGTGTCCGGTCCGCCCCGATGGCGCAGTACGTTACCCACATGGTCAATGAGGATACAGAACTCCTTGCCGGGTGCCAGACGCAACCCACGCCCGACCATCTGCAAGAATAGGCCCAGCGAGGCCGTAGCCCTAGCAAATATAATTGCCCCCACGGCGGGAATATCCGTACCCTCCGAGATGACATCTACCGCGACGACAATCTTGAGCGCCCCACTCTCCAACCGGGCAAAGATAGACATGCGGACAGCTGGGTCCGTATCGCCCGTCAGGACCTCGGCGGTAATATCCTCCGTACGGTACGCCTTAGCAATATTGCCCGCTTCCTCTACGTCCCGTGCGAACACAATAGCGGTCAATCCGGCAGCAAATTGCTTGTAGCTCTCCACCACGTCGCCAACCATGTTGACGGCAGCTGCGGCTTTCTTCTGCTCGGCGGGGGTCCAGTCACCCGACGGCCCGACCGCGCCCAAATAATGCTCAAGGTGTGTCTTGGCGATGGCGACCTTGTAGCGCGTGAGGAACCCCTGGTCCATCAGGACGCGGGCCGGTGCGCACGTGATGGACTCTTGGGGCATAGCTACCCGTACGGCCAATTTGTCACCGTCCTCGACCAGCGCGACCAGAACGTCCGCATATCCGTCATGGTGCGAGCCTAGACCCTTACCGTCCGCGCGGCCCATAGTAGCGCTCGGGATCATACCATTGCACTCGGGGTGCGTGAACAGATCGACACAGCGACCCCATACTGACCCCTTCGTCAAATGATGACCTTCGTCCGTTACCCACAGAGTAATAGACGCAGCCCACTTGGTGAGTTCGGTACGCTTGACCAGAGTTTGTGCAGATGCCACAGCGCACTTAGCGCCGGGGTCAATCCATACCTTGCCGAGCTTACGGGCCTGAAGTGCCGCTGCGGCCCGTTGGGTCTTTTGGGACGCGATAATGCGGTGACGGACCCCCTGCGCTGCAAGGGCCATTGCTATCTGAATGACCAGATTATCCCGATGGGCGATGGCGCATGAGGTCCCCGCGTGCCGACGGATCGCCTCGGCAATGACCAAAGTCTTGCCTGCGCCCGTGGGGGCCATGACAGCTACGTTGCGGCGACCTGCGGCCCACTGTTCACTTACGGAGTTCAGTAGGTCAGATTGGTAGTAACGTAACTCCACGGTTAGCGGTCCAATTCACTAGGGTGAAAACGGGCCAGAACGTACGTTTCCCCGCAACGATCACATTCGGCGGTGATGTACGCATGGGTGCGCCCCGTTCCGTCTCGCCCTGTCTGAAAAACCTTCCCGTACAGGCCGTCACCCCACCAACCTTTATAGCGGACATGTCCGAACATCTTACACCGTAGCTTCATATTTCCCTCCAGATGAGTGTTGACTTGCCTGTCACTATACGTTACCCCTAGCCGCTGTCAACACAAGGAGACACAAATAATGCGCATCGAATTTGACCCCACGAACCCCACCGAGGCTGCGGCAGTCCGGGCCATGCTCACCGGACTCGGGGGCAGTACGGCACTAACCCCACGCCCGGTTGATCCCGTGGCAATGACGGAAGTTGGGGAACGTATCGCTCAGACGCAGGCCGAGGGCTGGACCCTTACGGGCGAAACTATCACCGACGATCAGACTGAACGTACGCCCGCTCTTACCGTGCAGTCTGTCGACTCGCAGGGCGAACCCCACGACCCCCGCATCCACTCGACCCCACCGAAGCCCAACCAGGACGGAACGTGGCGGGCCAAGCGCGGCGTGACTGCCGAACAGATCGCGGCGGTTCGTGCGGGGCGTGAGGCGGCACAGCCGGTCACACTTGCCGATGAAAGTGTAGAGGAACACATTGCGGAAGTGGCGAGTATTGCCGCAACCGACGGCGCTGGAATGACCGTGACTGAGAACCCCGAAACTGGGGAACGTACGGTCAGCGTGGAAGCTGAACAGTTTGTCGTGTCGGCCCCACCGGCTCCCCCCGCGCCAATTGCAGTCGAACACCCTGACGGTAGTGTAACGCTTCCTGACAGCCCGATTCCACCCGTGTACGCCCCCTCATTCCTCGACGTTATGAAAGCGATCACAGCGGCCCAAAAGGACGGCAAGATCGACACGGCCAAGGTGAAGGAACTGTGTGCGGCGGTCGGTGCCGGGGAAAGCACGATGGGGCTGAACGGCCCGGATAATGGGGAGCGCCGGGTTGCGTTCATGGCCCTGCTCGGTGAGGTGGTGGCGTGACCGTAACGGAACGGGGCTTCAAGTACGAGACCTTTAAAGACTACAACGACACGGAATGTTCCGTACAAAAATCATCCCTCGCCACGGAGGATTGCATCTGGCTCGGGGCACGTGAGATCGGTCTTAAAAAGTTTACACCATACAAAGGCTGGGAAAATATCGAAACGCGCGGGGAGCCCATGGGCGTATCATTTATAGCAAACAACCGAATGCACCTCTCCCGAGATCAGGTCGCAGATTTGATCCCCATTCTTCAGACTTTTGTAGACACGGGGGAGTTGCCGTGACCAGTGAGCCACAACACGCACCCCTAGCCCCTTCGTCCGCTGAGAAGTGGGTACAATGCGGGCGGTCTCCCAGTATGGAGGCCGCTTACCCTCAAGAGGACACCGACGCGACCCGTGAGGGCACAGCGGCCCACTGGGTTCTATCGGAGCTACTGGCGGGGCGTACGCACCCCGTCGGCACGCTAGACCCGGATGGCACGCCGACGGACCGTGACATGCAGTACGCGGCTGAGGAGCTAGCCACGGACATAGGTGCCCAACGGCTCGTCTCAGGTGGCGGGCTGTACGTCGAGCAACGGTTCCACATGACCGCCGTGCACCCAACGGACAATTGGGGTACGTGCGATGCGTCACTTGTGGATCATACCGGGAGGACCATCTACATCTGGGACTACAAGTACGGTCACGGGTACGTCTCCGAGGTCGACAACTGGCAGATGATCGACTATGCGCAAGGGGTCATTGAGGCTGAAGGTCTAGCCCCTGGTGCGTTTGATGTCGTCATGACCATCCATCAGCCAGGGTACTACGGACCCGAAGGCCAGTTGCGGACCCACCGGCTCACGGGTGCCGAACATGCCGCACGGGTGCGCACCCTGCACATGGCGGCAAAGTTGGTCAGTCCGAACGCTGCGGCGGTTACGGGAACACACTGCTTCAAATGCTCCGGTCGGCTCGGGTGTGACGCCTTTTTCCGTGCGGTAAACCAGATCGAAACGGTAGTAATGCAGACTACGGCAGACGCACCCACGCCCGTACTGGCCGGGTTGGAACTGCGTTGGCTCACTGAGGCCCAAAAGTACCTCAAGGCCCGTGTGACAGCACTGGAAGAGTACGTGACTGTGGCAGGCCCAGGAACCGGCTACGTGACGGAACAGGGGTACGGGCGGGAAAAATGGTCCGTGGGTACCGAGGAGGTGTTCGCACTGGGTGATGCGATGGGTCTTGACCTACGCAAGCCCGCCGAGGCCATCACGCCCGCACAGGCCGTTAAATTAGGTCTTGACCCAGAGGTCAAAGCGGGCTATTCGTTCAAGCCTAAGGGGGAGGTCAAGTTGGTCCCCCTCGATAAGAGCCGCGTAGTTGCGGCATTTGAAAAGGAGTGAGAGTGTGACCCGATACCAGATACGAGCCGCCCTAGCAGGAGGTTTCGGCGGGCTGAAAAATGCCGATTGGGAAGATTCGGATGCTGAGACATTCGATGAGGCCCAAGAAGAAGCGTTCCAGATGTCATGCGGAATCTACGAATCGTACGTGGGCAGTAACGGCCTACGCGACACAATGGAAATTCAGGAAACCGAGGGCGTGGATGAAGAAACCGCCCTTGAAATTTTCTACGAAGAGCGGGAGTCGTGGTTGACCTACGAAGCCCGTGAAGTAACCCCCGACACTGGAGCCTGACACTATGGCCAAAACTCGCCTCGTCTATGAACTGTCCGAAGAGGACATCGTTGAGATTTTCCGCCTCTGGATTAAGGAATCGGACGGCCACCCTTCGGCGGAAACAAGCCCATCCCCGGTTGAGAATGCCGGGTACTTCATCAACTTCGCACGCAAGCTCGGGAAGTAACCAAATGCCCATCGAATTTCGCACGCCCGTAATGCGCCTCATTGAAGGCGATGTTTTCACCCCCAACACGACCAACTGGGAAACCAAGGAGCCACTGACCAACAAGGACGGTTCGCCCCGTTCAGAATACTATGTCGGTCTGGCAGCTGCCAAGACGGACGCCGGTTGGTCCGAACTGGAAGCCAAGCTCCGCGCCGAAGCGACGGCAGGTTGGGCGCCCAAGAACATTGTGCCCGCAGCGGTCAAGGACTTCTCGTGGAAGTTCTACGATGGCGACGGCGTGGACAAGTACGGTAAGCCCCTGTCCGACAAGAACCCCGCCAAGGCCGGTCAGATAGTCCTCCGTATGACCAATGGGTTCCCGCCACAGGTGTACGTCCGTGCCGCCATCCTCGCACAGGCCAACCCGAACCATCCGGCCCTTCAGGGTGTCACGATCCCACCGGGCACAAATGGCCCCCTCATTCAACTTGGCCCGCAGGACGCGGCGATCTGCAAGAAGGGGTATTTTTACCGTGCGTTCGGTGACGCCAAGTCGAACGATAACCTCCAGTCTCCCGGTATTTACGTCAACGTCCAGGGCGTCGAACTGGTCGGCTTTGGCGAGGAAATCCACTCGGGCACTGCCAAGAGTGGTGACGCCATGTTCGGTGATGACGCCCCTACTGCCGCTGCGCCCGCACCTACACCAGTTGCGCCGCAGCCGATTGCATCCCCTACTAGCGCCCCGGCCCCCTACAGTGGCCACATGGCCCCACCTGCCCCCGTGCCAGTAGGCCCAACATTGACCCCCGCCGCGCTGGCCGCATGGCCGGACGGTAAGACCGTGGCCCAGTGGGAAGCCGCTGGCTGGACGCTCGACACGCTCAAGACGGCGGGTTACGTAGCCTAGCGACACCAACGGCCCGCCCCTAACCGGGCGGGTCTCAACTATAGGAGGATTGAATATGAGCTTTAAGTATTTTGGATGGTATCACGATGAAGACCGGACGTTTCTTATGGTCCTTCCCTCCAGAAGCAAAGAAGAATTTATGGGGTGGTTCCGAGGGTTTACTAACACCCCACTTGAAATCCCCGATGAAGAGATAATTAATGACTTCGGTAAAATGAACCGAACGATCCGCGAATGTTCGGTGGTGCCTCTGCAATGACCGGCCTCATCCAAACCCACAGCGGCCAGATGGTAGCGCCGTTCAACCCCGACCCCGCGACCCTCAATATCCAAGACATCGCCCACGCCCTATCGCACATTTGCCGGTTTACGGGCCATACCCGGACCTTCTACTCCGTCGCTGAGCACAGCGTCCGTGTGGCCCGTCTGGTGCCGCATGAGGACCGTCTGGCCGCGTTGCTGCACGATGCGACCGAGGCGTATCTGTGCGACATCGCCACTCCCGTCAAGGCTATGCTGCCCGGATACGCCGAAGCGGAGGATAGGCTCGCAAGGGTCATTGCAGACAAGTGGGGCGTGACGTACCCTTGGCCCGAGTCGGTCAAACGGGCGGATCGGATCATGCTGCACAGTGAGGCCAAGGTGCTCATGGGCGACCCGGAATGGGCGCGGGGGCATGAGGTGGTCGAGATGCGGATGGCGGGTTGGGAGCCGTGGTACGCGCGGTTGGAATTTATGGAGATGTATGAACAATGTACGAAACGATAGAACGCGCCGCAGTGATCCTAGACGGAGAAGTGTGGCAGTTGCCGCGCCCCGCCCGCCACCATCACATTCTATGGGCCATTGACCAAGTAACTGGGCGCGGCATTGAGGGTATTCCGGCCAATCAGGGATTTGTGACCAGCACTGGTCGTTTTGTCGGTCGGGAAGATGCTGCACGAATTGCCGTGCTGGCCGGTCAAGTGATTGAGCCTCAATATGGTCGTGAGTTGTACTCAGAGGACCTTTGGTGAGCGGCCCCCCACGTCCGCCCGTCCAGTATTGGGGGTGGGACATTGAAATTTACCCCAACCTGTTCTCCGCTGTGTTCATCCATGCCGACACCGGCGAGACGCGCATCTTTGAGATGAGTGATCGCCGCAACGATGCAATGGAGCTGTACCAGTTTATCTACTGGCTGCGGGACCAGCGGGCCGTCATGGTCGGATTCAACTCAGAGGGGTTCGACTATCCCGTCCTGCACCATTGTATCCAGACAGGCCAGTTAACCGCACCGGCAGCGTACGCCAAGGCACAGTCCATCATCGATAGCCAAGGGGACGATGATCGCTGGGCGCATCAGGTGTGGGCGTCTGACCGCATCGTGCCGCAACTGGACCTCTACAAAATTCACCATTTCGACAACCGCGCCAAGTCAACTGGCCTCAAGGCCCTGGAAATTGCCATGCGGTCCGAGTCGGTCGAGGACTTGCCGTTCGCCGTGGGTACGCACCTAACATCCGAACAGGTCGATCAAGTGCTGACCTACAACGCCCATGACGTACGCGAGACCCTGAAGTTCTTCCGAGCCTCACGGGCAATGGTAGACTTCCGAGCCGAACTAACCGCCAAGTACGGTGTGGACTTCACGAACTTCAACGACACGAAGATCGGTAAAGAGTACTTCACAATGCAGCTAGAGGCTGCGGGTGTGGCGTGCTTTGACCGTTCGAGCGGACGCAAGCAGGCGATCCAAACGCACCGCAAGGACGGTATTCCCGTTGCAGACATCCTGTTCCCCTACGTGCAGTTTGAGCGCCCCGAGTTCCAACGGGTGCTAGATTACCTGAGAACCGTAACGATCCGCGACACGAAAGCCGCGCCGGAACTGAAAGACCTGTCCGCCGTGATCGATGGGTTCCAGTTTGATTATGGGACCGGGGGTATCCACGGGTCCGTCAAGGGTCGTGTGGTCCGCTCGTCCGCAACTCACGTTATCCTCGATGTTGACGTGGCTAGTATGTACCCGAATATCGCCATCGCCAACCGGGTATTCCCGGCCCATCTGTCCGAGCGGTTCTGCGACGTGTATGGGGAACTGTACGAGCAGCGTAAGTCACACCCCAAGGGTAGCGCTGAGAACGCGATGCTTAAGTTAGCACTTAACGGTGTGTATGGGGACAGCAATAACGTCTATAGCCCATTCTTTGACCCGCAATATACCATGGCCATTACGATCAATGGGCAGATGGTGTTATCCATGCTGGCCGAGCGTGCCATGCGGGTCGAGGGACTGGAAATGATCCAGGCTAACACCGACGGTATTTCGGTCCTTGTGCCACGTGCAGGTGTCGAGCAGTTCCGTGCAGCTTGCCGCGAATGGGAAGGCGTCACGGGCTTGCAGCTTGAAGAGGCCGAGTATTCGTTCATGGCAATACGAGACGTCAACTCGTATCTGGCCGTCAGCACGTCCGGTAAGGTCAAGCGGATCGGTGCATTTGAATACCAGGTGGACTGGCACCAAGACCCGAGCGCGCTTGTGGTCCCACGTGCAGTAGAGTCCCATTTGACCAGTGGGGTTCCGGTAGAGGATATTATCCGACTGCATTTCGACCCGTTTGATTTCATGCTGCGCGCCAAGGTCCCACGCTCCTCACGGCTCGAAACGACCGAGGGGGAAGTGCTGCAAAACACGACCCGCTATTTTATCGCCAAGGAAGGCCCGTCACTGGTCAAGATCATGCCGCCACTTGCTAAGAATGGACCGGACGCACCAGAGCGCCGGATTGGCATTAGCGTGGGTTGGTCCGTTGGGGTCTGTAATCGGGCCGAGGGTTTCGACTGGGACCGATTGGAGTACGGCTATTACATCCAAGAGGCACGTAAATTGGTGGATGCGCTAAAATGAGGCTCCTTGTGTGTGGTGGGCGCGACTTCACCAATTACGCGGTGCTTGCCCTTGCGATCATGCGGCTAGAACCGACCGTGATTATCGCCGGGGCAGCACGGGGCGCGGACCGATTGGCCGCAACCTACGCGCGAACTCATGGGATCACTCTGGAGGAATACCCCGCAGATTGGGACCAGTATGGCAAGCGCGCAGGATTTATCCGCAACAGTCAAATGCTGACCGAAGGCAAACCCGACATGGTTCTGGCAATGCCCGGAGGGGTCGGAACGCGAATGATGGTCGAGATTGCTACTAAGGCAGGAGTGCCGGTTATTAATGGCTAAACGCTCAGACTTCACCCGACGTGCCGCAGATGCATACTTGACATGGGACCCACGCGCCGTCCATGCCCTTCTGCCCCACCTAGCCCCAGGAACGCACTTTGCCGAACCGTGCGCGGGTGAAGGGCACCTCGTGGCACAACTGGCCGACGCGGGCCATATTTGCACCCACATGTCCGATCTGGCCACGGGGATCGACGCGCTCAGTCTCGGGCCGTTGGGGCTGGTGATCACCAATCCGCCTTGGACTCGTACAGTACTGCACTCACTTATCGAGCACTGGCTGACCGATGGGTGCTGGTTGCTCTTTGACGCCGATTGGGCGCACACAAAGCAGAGCGCGCCCTACCTGCCGTATTGCACCGATATTGTCAGTGTTGGTCGGTTGCGGTGGATCGAGGGGTCCACAATGGACGGCAAGGACAATTGCTGTTGGTATCGGTTCGCACTGGACGGGGATGGCAGCACTCGGTTCCACGGAAGGGCTTGACGCTCTAGTCAGCTTGGGTTAGTCTGCCCGTATTGAACCAAGGAGAACCGAAGTGAGCCGTAAACGTTACGTATCGCAGCGCAAGCTATCTGAGCTAACCGAACAAGCGGGACAAGTGTTTGGACTAACTGAACTAAACCGAGTCATGGCACCCTACGCCTATTTTGACGACCGGGTGCGATACGTATGCCGCCGCAAGGCACTATGGGCCGCTCTGCACAATCGGCTGAACGTAGGGCACCCAAAGGGACCACGCAAACCCCACAAGTGGACGGTGCGAAATGCCAATTGACCACGACCTGACCGCTCTAATCGTACTGGCCGTATCGAGCCCAATGGTGCTTGCGTGGGTAATGTGGAGGATGAGCAATGCACAGACTGACTTTCACCAATAGAGACGCTACAGATAAGACTATGGAAATATCCGTATCATATGAGTCTATTAGATATGTCGTGGCTTGATATTGTGCATACTACGCAAAGGATCGTTACAAAGTATTTCTCGATGGTCAGCGCTTGCAGATTGACCAGAACGGTGAGTGGATAGAGCGATGACAATGCTAGAGTGGACGAGAAAGCCGGTTCTGGAAATCCTCACTGCCATTACCGACCGTGGGACCTATACATGCGTACGAAACTACTGTGACCTATCTATCCTTTGGTTTAATAACGAACGACTTGGTGCCTACGGGTCAGGGAGCCACGAGGGGGCCGCTAGGCCCCCATTTTCATTCCGCTAAGTGCAAGATCAACCGTGAAGTGTAGCTCTTCAACGGACGCATTATTCCACAGGATCACAGGCTCCGCGCACGGCAACCCCTCCGATACGTGCCCATTGTGCGCGCCGTACCCCTCGCGCCGGATTTCCCACACCACATCGCACCGTTCGGCCTCATTGGCAAACCGGACCGATTCCTGGACCACGTGCCCCGGCTGTGCCATCGCCCATCGGTGCCAGATATTGAGCCATAGGTCCGGGTCAATGAACTCACGGCCAAACTCGGTCCCAAGGAACTGTTGGATTTCCGTTGCGGACCGGTTGCCAAGCTCGGGGATGGGGGTGCGCTTATACTCACCATCCGTAAACAGGTACACTTTCTCGTCAATATCCGGGTAGATCGCTTGGATCAGAACGGAAGTCATGTCCGCAATAGGTTCCTTAATATGCCGACGGGCAAATCCGTGCCGTTCGACCAAATATTGAGCTACGGTGCTCTTGCCCGATCCGGCGTATCCCTGAAGTCCGATAATCATGCTTGACACTCCTGTCATTGGGTGCGATAATGGTAGTACGAAACAAGGAGAGATGCAAATGGGCTGGCTGTGGAAGCACTGTGAAGAGTGCGACGCCGAAATGGGGCAACCTAGTCAGGTGGATGCGCTCGTGGGTCACACACGTTGTGACGCTTGCGGTCATGAAACCCGGCTAGACCCAGACGAACGGCGATGGCAGGTTGAAGAACTGTTGTCTAGTTTGGTACGTCGTCCACCTGACCCGCCCGCTTAAATCTCAAACTCGTGTCGGGCCATTCGTGTCCCATCGGTCCAGAATGTATAGGCGTACACGGATCGGCCCGCACGATACCCCTCGAAGCTATGCCGCGCGTCCTTGGCGACCGCAGCGACTCGACCACAACGCCCCCAACTTCCCGTAGGCGCTCAGGGTGTATGTGGCCCGTAAAGACCCGACGGCGTGTCGATGCGGCCCAATCGTCTGGACGGTCAACGGCCATCAGCAAGGGCATATCGGACATTTTGGCCTTGTCGCCATGGGTGGCACCTAGAAGGACCTTGCCGTAGCGCTCGAACCAGATGTACGCTGGTGAGTCATTGACCGTCACGCGCGGGTGTTTCTCGTACCCCTCGGCCAGTGCGATAGCGACGGCCAGTGCGGCGCGAGTGTCGTGATCCGAACGTCCACAAGCTCGTGGCGAGTCAATGCGAGGTCGATGGTATATTTGACTAGCTTCAGTGCGGCCCGTAGGACCTTGGGGTAGCGGCTGTCCGTATCCAGTACGTTGCCGCTGCGCTCCGTCTTGGCCTCGTACCCGTCGAAATGGAGCAGGTCTCCAAGGCCAAGAATAACGCACCGCTGGGACGGCGGGGTCGCCTCGACCAGATCGGTCATTGCGCGCCGTAGCGTGTCCTGTGCAATGTTCAAGTCATAGTTACCGCCAGTCTCCTCCTCCCACGCTAATAGCCCAACGTGCCAATCGACTAGTGGTATAACGGTCAGGAGGTCCGAACGGGTCTGGTATAGCGGGTGGGAGTCATAGGTAAGCGGGCAATCCTCCATGGCTTCCCGTACGGCCTTAGCCAGCGCCCCATCGGACAGCTGACCGTCCGTACCGTACTTGTCCCAACGGACCACCTCGCGCCCATCGCGCGATAGAACCGAAGCGCCCTTGAGGACCAAACCCTCCGGTAGGACCGTCGCTGGCCCCTCGGGTCGCATCTTGACGAAATCCCCGTTGGGTCCGTGGGATATCTGGGAGACCTCAAACCCCTCGGGGACCGGGTTGAACCCGTATCGGCTCGCTGCGGCCAAGCGGCCCTGGATGGTCCCACGAGCGATACCAAGCGCGGCAGCAGCGGCGATCTGGGAGCCATGCAAGGCAAGCGCGTCTACGGCCTCTTGTGCGAGGTCGCGTCCGAGAGGTGGTGTTGGCAAGATTAGGCTCCTGTTTGGCGGGGCGGGTTCGCGTAAAAGTGGTCAATGCGCGAACCGATGGATTCGACCCGTTGACCCACGTCATTGACTGCCTTCATGAGTCGGTCGGTTTGTTCGGACATGCCCTGTTTGGTGACGTAGGTTTCCGCTACGTGTGTCTTATACTCGGCAAGCTGGTTTTGGGAGAGTAAGGTCAGCGCGTGGACCGCATCGATCCGTTTCTCGGCGTCTGACAAGTCTTTGGAACCCGCTCCGACGCGGCCCTCAAGTCGGACAAGCCAAGTCACCACCCCCACGACCGTTACAATGATTGTCATTAGGGTGGGGAGGTTTAGGGTTGTTTCAATGAGCATGGCCCGTACACTAGCCGCGACGGCCACGTATGGCAAGTGCGCCCGCGTCGGCGAGAACTATAGCGGGGATCAGTATTTGGGCCGTTTCTGGCCAACCGGGGGGAAGTGCCACAAGGACAAGTCCCCAGCCGGTCAACGGGTTGATGATCTGTATAATACACCCATACGCCCAGTACAGGCCCCACGGCACCACGATCAACCACCGCCCAACGGACGTTGCGGACCAAGCGCGCCCCGCTTCTGTCACGGCAATGTCACGCGCTGCGGATATAGCGGCAATATCACGCTCTGCGGCCAGACGGGCCTCACTGGTAGTTGCAAGTTGCTTTGCCTCAAACGCACGCACGAGAGGATCGGTAAATTGCTTGATCGCACCGCCTCCCAACCATGCGAGAACCGCGCTAAGCACGGATCACCGCTTGAGTATCCCCCGCCGAGTTGGCCACAACTACCGTAGTCGGACCGGGGGTATCGCTGATAGCTTTGGCAACTTGTACCTCGGGATCAGCCGTGCGGGAGGCAGGACGCCAGCGGGTAAGATACATGGCGAGGAACCCAGCAGCTACGACATACGGACGCCACTCAACGGGAATAATGGCCAGTATCTCAGGCGCATTGAGCAGTGCGGGCAGTACGGACGCTGCGGCGAGTATAAACCCCAGGATGAGAGTGCGCCAGCGGATCAGTAGGTCAGTCATTTCTTGAAACTCCGATATACGACCACGCAGATAGCGATGGCCACTATTGCCACAACGAGCCACCACGGTCCGCCATTGGCAGCTACGGCACCCGCGCCAGCTGTGCCCCCGATGACCTCCGGTACGCCCACTGGCACCTTACCGTATCCTGCGGCCCGTAGTGCCCGTTCGTACTTCTCGGCGTATACGGCCACGGTAGCACCATTGCTGTCCGGATTGACCGTTGCGCGCATGTCCTTGTAGTTGTCGTACTGACCCACCTTCTTACCGGTGAACATGCCTTTCTCCAGCCCATCGAGCAGGATACGGGCCGCAACGGTGAGTTTGAGCGCGTCGTCGGGGGTGGCTTCAAGTCCCCATTTGGCGTAGTTGGCCCGCCCGGTAATCTGGGCAAGACCTCGCCCACGGAACTTCCACCCATCACGCGGCTGGTTATTGCCGAGGTCCTTGCGGAACCCGTATACGTTCTCGGCTAGCTCCTGCGGGTTCTTGACGTACGGCTCGGCGCTAGCGAGCGTACGGAATCGCTTGGGCCAGACCTGCTTGATTCGTGCGGCGCTCGTGTAGTTCAGGTTTTCAGTGACTGGCCCGAAGGTGCCCCCCGTCTCGTGATGGGCCGTTGCGAGCGCATAGGCCGAGAGGGTTAGAGGGGCGCGACGGCGCTCGGCTTCGTCCAGGATAGCAGACTGACCATCTACCTGTTGCTGAGTGTGTTTGCCGAGAGTGGCAAAGTAAGTTTTACGGTTCATTGTGGTATACCTCTAGTTCTGCAATTCGTTCTTTCTGTGAAAGCACCATTAGTGTCAGCTCTTGAACAGCGGCGATCAAATCCGCAACGATAAATGATGTGTCGATACCTTGGGGTAGGATACGCTCACCCGTTTTAGTCCATGTAGCGCCTTCAGGGCATTCGCTTTCAGTGAGGCCGTCTAAAACCTGTTCAGGAATGATCTGCTCAGGGACTAAGATATCAGGTTCGCGTTGTTCCTCAATGCCAAGCTCAACGTCCGCCTGAACTGAAATAGCGCCGGGAATTACAGACGCCGGAATGATCCGGGCTGGAATAACGGCACACCCAACATCAATGGTAGCGTCTTTTTCGCCCGTAACCGCATCCGATACGACGATTTGTGCTTCGTGGGCAATAAGTCCGTGGGTGCGCGGCCCATCCGGATCAACCAGCCAGCCGTGGCTAACGGGGTTGAGGGCCATGACGCGCAGCAGGTTGTCAGGCAATCCGTCAAACTGATCAGCCGAAAGCTCGAATGTGACAAGTGGCGCCACATCAAACTTGAGACGGTAGTCTGACGAGGTCAGATATGCTGTTGCAGAACCGCTAGTGGTAATGGCGCCCACTTGTGTCGGAGTAACGGCGGCGTTGTTACCAAAAGTAACATGCGCCTGACTTCCTGTTCCGACTTTTTTGCTAGTCAGCGTCCCGTCAGGGCCGATGATGACGCCTGCACCAACAACTGCAAAAGCACTATTATTTAGGCCAACGACAAAATAGCCATTGCCAAGAAAAGAACCGCTATAGGAGTTGTTGGTGAAAAACTGGAGCGCGGCGTTGCCAATCGTCCCCATTGCGAGAAGATTGTTGGATGCAAATGACGCATTTCCTGCGCCTACGCCAAACCGCGTTCCTGCTGTGTATGCCGACCCGTGAGAACCGAATTCAAAGCCATTGCCGACATCGTTCTGATACCTTGCGAATGCGGCACTTGTGGCAACACTATTCGTCATCCCAAAGCCACTAGAAGTGGTGGGGTTCATGTTGAGAGCGTTGATACCAGACAGATTGCCGCCAGGGGACGCAACAATCGGAGTTGCTAAGAGATCGCCATTTGCATCTACCGTCGCAACGGTATTGGCGGATGGAGATGCTGGACGTTTGGGGGTATCGAGACCCGCACGAGCTTGGATTGCATCAGTATCTCCGGTGATCCGAGTATTCCAGAAAGGTGTAACGCCTGTAATTGTGCCGTTGACACCTCGTGCCGCAAGCACTTCCCAATCAGTTGTATTTACTGGAGGAACCGCCGTTGAAGGTGATGTGCCCGCTGCAGCTGTGGTCAGCTTGCGAAAAGATGACCCGTTTAGCGTTACACCCTCGTTAATCGCATAGGTAGTGCCTGCAGCGTAAGTTCCGCGCCATACAATGCCGGGGACGGTACTTGCTGGCCCAGTTGGGCCAGTTACGTACGCCGCGTTCGTCCAATCACCCGAGGCGTTACTAGCCTTGCTATAGACGGCGGAGCGACCGTCGCCCACGTTTGACACGAGAACAGTAAAGCCCGCAGACTGCCCGTTATATGCCGCACGGTCCGCAAGAGTATTCACCTGAACGTCGTAGGCCACACCATTAATGAAGTTTGTCCGTGGCTCAATACCGATGGCACCAGGACCATTAAAGACCACCACGTTACCGGCTGCACCCGTTATTGCAGCAAGGGACTGGAGGTTCCCATTGCCCAGCTGCTCGATCAAAGTGCGGGTCTGAGCGCTCACGCGCCCACTGTCCCACTGGTATCGTAGACGGTACGCTACGTTCGCAAGAGTCGGCCCCTCCCATGGCTTGGTGAGCGTACCCGCTCCGTTCCCCGTAACCGCAGCGACCACCGCGACCCGGTTGCCCCCACCTAGAACATCGAGGATAAGGTCTCCCTGGCGGAAATCGGCGGCGATCCACCCCGTTCCGGTTCCAGTGAACGCCGTAGAGCCAGCGGTTAGGGTGATCGTTCCAGAAACGTAGTCTGCAGGTAATGCCATGGGATCAATATACTCGTAAGGGGGTTAAGGGGTCAACCAGGTGCTATTTTCTAAAGACTACAATGCTAAAAAGAGGCGTGGTCGTTATGGACGATGTTCCCGTGGTTCCCACATTGAAAGCTTGATAACGAACGCGATAGGTTTGCCCACTTACAAGCTTTCTCAGGAAAGTTCTCTCATAAACGTAAGTTCCCACCTGAATGGTACTCCCAATCAGAATGAGTTCACTCGTAGTGTCATTTTGCAAGTAAACGCCGATAGTGCCGCCTGGATTGCTACCACCTGCGGTGATGTTCACTGTCGCGGATGCAGACATATTGACAGGCTCGTTTCCGGGTATGAATGGATCGGAGTAGTAAATAAGCCCACTTCCGGTAGTCCCGGTATAGTAGTCTGCGAATGCGCCATTGGCGATTGCGTTACGACCAACTGACAGGTTTTCGAAGTTGCCGGATCGTACGACAAGGTTGTCAACGAACGCGCTAGATGCGACTAGTTGGGTGACGTTGATTTCGGCAGAGGTTAGGGAACCCAGAACCATCCTATCGCCCGTCAGTGAACGGGTTTTGATATTCAATGCTTCAAGTTCTCGAATGATCGCATTGTTCGCCAGAATGGTGCCACCGGACACGATGAAAGGGCTGACCGTATTTGTGCCATTGACGACAATGAACTGATCCGCGTTGACAAGGAACCTCGTGGGTAATGCGGAGTTATTGGGCGTGTCTAGATACCATGCCGCTCCTCGCCATGCTAACGGGTCCGCCGTATCGACACGAGTCTCAGCGCCAATGCGGGAGTACCCAGTCGGCCCGCTCAGTACGGTCATACGGAAACGGCCCGTGCTCACATCCGATCCATTACCCGCCGTAAGCTCGGTCAAATAGTCGGCCAGAGCTTGGAGTTCATTTTGGATCGGGACGATGGCAACGGTTATGGTCTGCTGGAATGAAGCCGCGACATCACCCACCGTAACGGCGACCTCAGTCCGCACCTGACGGAATGTATCGCTGTTGGCCATTTCCTGATCGGCGGCGTGGGTGTTCGTATCCTGAATCGCCTCGATCAGTTCACGGGGGCTCTGTCCGATCCAGTTGATAAACCCACCAAGATCATCGCCCAGCTGTTCGAACCCAACCACACTTTCAAACGGATCGAAGTCGAGCCCAGCCGTTAACTTAACGTCGGGGGTAGTTACGGTGAGCCAATCAGACCATATTGCGTCCCCGCCCCCGACGAGTACGTAAATGCCTCGAACCTCGAAGGTGGTATTAGGTGGCCAATCCCCAGCGATTTGCGTGCGCCATGGATCGCCATACGCCACGGGTGGTACGTCGATAAAAGGTAGCGTAGCGCCGACATTACGCACCTGAATACGCACATGGCTTACACCCTGCAAACCCGGCTGATAAGCAACCTCAATGCCCGGTCGGCGCGCACGGCCCATCTGGTCGAGAACAATCGCGCCGTACACCTGCCACCCGATGGCGGGAAGGGCGGGGGTGCCGACTAGCTGCAACGGGCCATCAATGACAGGGCGGAAGTCGGTGTCTTGGTTCCAGCTGTAATCCGAGGGGTCCACCTCAGTCAGGTCTAGCATTACATCCAGATTGCCACGGTCGGCCATGCCGTCCACGCGAAATAGCTTCTCCTCGTATCCGTTGCGGGTACTGGTCCAGCGGACCACATCACCCGGTTCAAGGACCCAGAACTCCGGACCCATGACAAAGGTATGCCTACGGGCACGCTGGGCCTCGCGTAGGGCCGATTGGACGATGCGCTGCACTTGGCCCGTGTAAGGCACGAAGGTGAGCGCCACGCTCGCCATTAGGCGACGGTTTCCGTCAAGCGCTTCTAGGTCCGTACGGATCAGCGGTGGAGCGGTCTTGGTAGACCACCCTTCAGCAGGGTTGGGGTAAGTAGCTTGAATGCCGTTGATGGTGTCTTCTAGACCGTAGAATGGCGTAAATGTCTGTTCCTCGGTGGAGAGGATATCCCCGTCGGTGAAGGCAAGAACCGGACTGCCGGGTTCGCCAACGTGGATTTTATAGACACCACCGACCTCAGATAGCTTACCTTGGCAACCGGTCAGGAACGCTTCAAGGGCGTCCTTAACCTGTGCGGACACGTCCAATTCACCACCCGTTCGGTACGTAGGTTCAGTGCCAGAGGGGCCAGCAATGCCCGCACGGCACTTGTTGATCTGTTCGATCCAGTTGGCAGCCGGAAGTCGCGTAGCCGGAAGCGATTGTAGGCCGTACAGCCAACCCCCAGCGTAACGAATGCCCCGGAGGACGTTGTAAGTCTGAACCGCTGGCAGGAAGTCACCGTCACCACCCCACGTGGAGGGGTCGGCGTATCGCTGAGTGCCGCTCCCGCCGACCGAGGTGTCGCGGCTAGGGTCGTAAAGCCGAGCCCCGTTGGTGACGAACTTGAAACGCGGGATACCACTCGTAAATAGTGGCTGCTGCTCGCCGTCCTTGCGCTCGGGTGCCATGCAGGTAACGATGGCATAGGGAATGCCACGGCCCACACGGTTCGTATCATACGGGCGGGCCGCGCTAGCTACTGTGCCGGTAAGGTAGGTGTCGGCGGTCGTCTGCGTTCCGTCATAGAACTTGACCCACATATGGTCTACGCCGTTCTTACGGAATCCAAGCACGGGGAAGCCTCGGTTCCCGAGTGCAGTCGGACCTAGTGTATCGGGAATGCCATTGACCTCAATCGAGAGCAGTTCCCGGATCGGATAGTCCGCTAGGGCAATGACCTGAACGAGGTAAGCATTGCCCACCCCGTTCGCTTGGCCCCACGTGTTCGCATAGACGATAGAACCAGCCGTGGCATTGAAGCCAAACAGGATTGAGCGAGGCACATCATCCCCGCCCTGAACCTGACCCTTGACTTCAAAACGTGGACCTTCGGGTTGCCCCGCGATAGCCTTAGCCACATATGAGAGGGCGATACCTGCGGCCACTTGGAGCGCACCGGCCACAATTGGCACAAGGAAGGAACCGGCACCGACGATAGCAACAGCGATAGAGGTAAAGAATGTCATTTAATCCAACTGGTCTCGCATTGTACGTACCCTTTAGCGCGGTACAGCCGTTCAGTTCCAGGGAAGCGGGCCAGGGACTTGACCTCAATGAATTTAGCGCCATTGGTGAGCGCCCACGCCTCGTACATCGATAGCATATCGAGTGACCCGCCACGGTGCGCGGGGTCCACCCACCACGCGATCTCCTGAGCGATCTTGAACGGCCCCAGTTGTGATGGACCGACCGCACCGATCAGCACGCCCCCATCTTTGACAATGATGACACTATCCGGGTTGTTAAGGTGCGATTGAAATAGTGCCAGTGCCCATGCCGCACTCGTCTCGAATGGCAACCCGCTAGCCTCGTGGAAGTCGAGGAGCAGACGGGCCGTACGGTGGGCGTCATTGGCCGTAGCGAGGCGGGCTGTCATACTAGTCCCTTACGACCTACGAGGCTATTGCCCCCACCTACGCTAGCCTTAATGCCGCCCCAGTTGAGGTCCCAGTCACTCACGACCGCTGCGTCTACAAAAAACGTATCGGAGGCGCTGCGGAGTTTCTGGTCTTCGTGGCTGCGGGTGGCGGGGTTTGAACGGGTGAGTTCCTGCGTATGACTAACGCAGGTCAAATTAACGTACCCGTCCTCGTTCTCTTTGGGTGTGTGGATTTCAACGACGTTGACGAACCCGACGAACCGCACGACAGCAGGGGCCACAAGATTTCGGGTCTCGGGGTCGAAAAGCCCTCTATGGATTTCAACTCTACCTTGTTTGGCGTCATAAAGTCGAACGGCTTGCTGGACAAACTCGTCCAACTGGCTCATGCGGATATTCACATCCTGTACCTGGATGACCGATACGGCTGGGATATCGCTGATCTCCACCAAACCGCCCGCGCCATAATAGCTGCGCAGGACGGGGAGAAGGGTATCGGGGTCAAGCACGAGAGCGCTGACGTTCTCAATGTCTGACCAGAAGTTGAGTGCCACAGGGGCACCCGTGGTTCTAGTACGGGCCGTGATGGACAGGAAGTCCCGTGCGACCAACCTACGTGCAGCGAGGGCCGCTTGGTTAGCTGTGGAAATAGCGCGCATTAGCCCCGTGCCCCAATTGCAGTGCGGCTGTACCCGTTCGGCCCACTCAGCGCCGTCATGCGGAACCGAATCGTCCCCCTTGCACTAAGGGGCATGGGCGTGTAGTTAGCCATGAACAGTTCTGGCCCATGTTCGCCGTTGAGATAGGGTTTACCCCGACCTACCAATGCCACGATAGGGGCCGCAGCAATAGTAGCGAAAAGACCTTTGAATAGGGAACGTCGGTTCATGTTGCTTAGCCCCGTGCCTCGATTGCTTGGAATGTCACCGATCCGCGCCCGTTAAGGCCCGTTTGGGTATTGATAGACCCCGGCTGAAGTGTCATTGCCACTGATGGCTGGCTCACATCTACCGCTTGGCCAACAAGTATACCCGTAGACAGGAAAGGTGCAACACCCACCACCCCGGCCCCACGTAGCTCCGTCACCTGATGCAAACGCAGGCCATTGACGTTGATATAGTCCCCGACGGATAGAATGGTGGGTCCGCCTGAGTTCCATGTGATCGATAGGGACTTATTGTCCAGACCAACCGCCGCGATAGTACCATTGACCGCCCCCACACCGTTCGGGTGGCGGATAGGCCAGCAACGGGACATGGGCCAAGCTTGGAAGGTGTTCAGGCCGTTCTCTAGCAGGTTCAGACGCGCGCGCCACTCGTCTAGCTCATTGGGCCGCATCTGTCGCGACTGGTAAGAGGCGGTCCAGATGGGTGTGCCAAAGTCCTTGACGCGCGTACGGCCACTTGCGTGCCGGGACTGCTCCTGACGGTACAGAAGCTCGAATTGTACGGTCCAACCGGGGAAATCTTGCATGATATTAACTTCGCCCTTTTTTAGGCCCACTGGCAATTTCTTTACGTATAGTCGGTACGACCTCAGCTGCCAAGCGCTGCACCGCCGTCTCCAATCGGGCCACTGCGGCCACGTCGGCCCCGCGAGCGTCAATGTTAGGGGCGAACACGACAGAACCCCCGCCGCCGATCTGCGAGTTGGGTACGATCTTGCCGGGGCCAGACGGAACGAATAGCTCGGGCCCCTTCTCGCCAACGAGGGTAGGTCCGCCAGAATAGATCGGTCCGCCCGTGGCACGGGTGGGTGTACCAAATCCAGGGAACCCGCTGAACACCGAGTTAAGGCCAACGTCAATCAACTTATTGGCAATGCTGGACAGCACGTTACTGAACGCCTCTGCTGCCGACTTACCCTCGATCAGGTCGTCAATGAAACCCCGTGTGGCAGACTGGAGTGTATCGGACCAAAGTTTAGTAACCTCGTCCGCTGCCTTGATGGCCTCAGTTTCCGCATACGTCGCGTTTATCAGAGCTTCGATTTTATCGCGCTGTGTCTCCGTGGCAGCAGCGCCCGCTGTACGCAGGGCGTTCGCTACGGCGCGTTCGGAGTTTGTCGCGCCAATCAGGTCGTATTCTAGCTGAAGTTGCTGGATTAGTTTTACGACTGCCTCAGCTTCCCGTTCGGCCTCGGTTGCCGCTTTAGCCCCCGCGCGGTTGTCCGCCGTATCGGCTTTCTTTATTTCACGACGGCGTTCCTCGGCGGCAAGTGTCTGCTTGGCCAAATCGAGCGCCTGTTGATCCCCGATAGGGATTTCGTCCCGTTCGGCGGACCGTTTGATCCGGGCAACTTCATTCTCAAGGGCCAGTTGCTCCGCTGTCAGGCCGTTAATACGCTGCTGCTCGGCAATAAACTTTTGGTTGGACGAGAAGGAGTCCAATGAAGGACCCTGTTGGAGAGCCTCTCTCCGCTGTTTATCGAACGCGGCAGCTTGTGCCGCAGCTTGTGCGAACGCGGTTGCCAGACCGCCAAGAGTGGCTGACAAGCTCGCAACGCCGGGAACACTTGCTGCCGTACTATTGCCAATAAGTGCGACGACACGATTGAGGTCCTCTGCGGTAGCTGTACCCTCACGAGCCTTGCGTTCCAATTCATTAAACGCGGCCTGTAGAGCGTCGATCTCCTGAGCGTCACCGCCGAGTTGCTGAATGTCAATGCGGACCGCTGCGAACTCAGCACGCAAATTGCCAACTGTGGTAATGAGGTCTTGGTACTGAGCAGCGATTGCGGTATCCGTGGCGGTGTTAAGGTCGCCTACGTTGGCCGCACGGTCCAATTGGTCCACGTACGCCTTCAGCGCGGGGACCGCATCGCCCCATTGGTCCGCAACGTCTCGAATCAGGTCGTTTTGTTTCTTTAGGGTTTCCTCCGAAATCTGCCCCTGAGTAATCAACGTGCCGAAATACTGGATGGCCGCAGTGCCAAGAGCAATGACCGCAATGGTCCCTAAGGAGATAGGGTTGACGATCTGGGCGAATGCTGCCCCAAGGGCACGAACGGGGCTCACGCCTTGGGAGAGAGACTGGTTTAGAATAGCGGATAGCTGCGTACCCTGCTGGAGCGCAATAATCAGAGGGTTCATACCCGAGGCAGCAGTAACGCCGATATCCTGGAACTGCGCGGCAATGTTGCCAACCTGGAGATTAGCTCCAGCAACGGCAGATTGGGCACGTTGCGCGCCGTCTACGACCTGTTGGAAAGCGCCCTGAGCATTGAGACCAACCGCAGTGAAAGCCCGACCGGACGTGCGTGCCTCGGCTTCCATCTTCGAGATGATGCGCTCAAAGGACGTGCCCGCCGTAGTCAGGTTACGCAAATACTGGGTAGTGTTGGCCTCTAGGCGAACCTCAACTACGTCTGCCGTTACCGCCATCCTACAACCTCACGTCCGACATGCCCGCAACGGCGACCGCAAGAAGGTCCATCCCCTCTTCCCATTCCTGATCGGTTGGTTCGTTGGTCTTGGGGTTCATATTGCGCCACATGCTTTCTAATTCATACATGCTCATGGTCTCCCATGCGCGGGGGTCAATGCTGCGTAGAAGGAACGCGGCACGTATCAGGCCGAAGTTTGTTCTTCCGTCCCCTTCGGCGGGTAGGGCTCCCCCATGGGAGCTTCTGGCAATTCCTCCCAGCCAAAATGCACTGCCTTAAGGATCGCGGTTGCGGTCTTGAGCGTGCTGGACGGGTCGGCCTGAGGGTCAATTGGCTGTCCGTCAACGTAAGTCTTGACCAGTTCGGAAGCCTCCACAGGTGGTAAACCACCACCAATAAGGCCCAGCCGGATCGTCTCTCGCAGCATTGCGTAGGAGTAGTCCACACCGGAAAACGCGCGCATACAGATACGCCCGATCCCCTCTTTGCAGACACGTTCCAATTCCTCGATCTGTTTAGCCTTGAGGCCGAAGGTATAAACCCCCGGCCCCCATGCTAGTTCAACCTCAGCGGACAACCGCATCAGGCAGTAACCGGGCCACGGCTGGCGCTATACACATTGGTAGTGCCGCCTGCATTGGTTCCAGAGACCCGAACGCGCAGGAAGTTACCTACGTCAGGCGCGCCAGCGGTATAGGTTGCGGCAGTTGCTGCGGAAATTTCCGTCCAGCTGCCCGCGCCATTGGGCGAACGTTCCCACTGGTACGTAAAGGTCGGGGTGCCGGTCCACGTGCCCGTAACGGTCGTGAGGACCTGACCACTGGTCAGAGTACCGGTGAAAGTCGGGGCAACGGAGTTAGCGGGCGCTGCGGGCAGTGGGACCCAGACAGGCTTGCCATCAAAGATGATCGTGCCAGTAAAGGTATAGCGCCCGCGTGCCTCGGAGGTTTCTTCAAACTCGGTCAGCAGGGCTGGGCCTTCCAGATAGCCGCGTAGGTCAAGATTGGTCAGGTTGCGGAGCCAACGCACGTTGCGGAGACCGCCGTCGAGTTCCCATTCCTGCCATAGGGCGAGGGACTGCTGGGCGATAGTGCCCGAGAAGGTCAGCGTCATCCGCTTGGACACTTCGTCAATGCCGAGCCAGATTACCAGATCGGGGTCGTCGCAATCCGGAATGTCAATGTCAGACGTGTTGGTCGAGGTGGACTTGGTGAGGCTGGTAATGCCGCACGGGGACGAAAAGACTTCGGGGGTAGCCCCGTCGCCAACGAGGAGAGCCTGCTCCCCAAATTTGATCGTGTTAGCCGAGGCCATGGTTAGTGGGTCCAGTGATGAAAGTTGAACATGGCTACGGATAATAGTTGACAATGGTCTCTGTAGCAAGTTATGACAGGTGGGTCAGGTACAGGAGACGGACATGACTGAAGAATGGATCGAACACCATGGCAAACGCTACCCGGACTTGCCAATGGATACGCGAGTCGAAGTCAAGTTTGCAAACGGGATCACCGATAAAGGCGAATGGGGAGCAACGGTGGAATTCTGGCAATCTAATTGGGTTCATGATGATCCGGTTTACCCTCTGGACATCACTCATTATCGTGTGGTGACGAAATGACTGCCCCACTCGGACCAATCACGACCCACGAACAGTGGTATCGTAAACGCTCGTCAAGTTCCGATCATGGCGGGTGGGATAGCCACGGGACATATTACCTCGATCAGTTGGGGCGAGACTATAACAGCATTGAGCATGTGCTACGGTGCGCTATCGCTAAGGAGTTGGGGCTGTGATGTGGCATGAACACGACGGCGAGTCTTGGCCCGAACACGCCCACCCGGAAGAGTTGGTGGAGTTTGAGCGCGAGGACGGATCAATAGGGATCGAACGGGTCAATAACCTGTGGGATCGGAAGGAATGGAAGTGGGCGGACAAGGGGCGTGATATTGTGCGCTATAGGGTGAAGGTGTGACTAGACCAGAGGACATTCCGCAGGATATATGGGACACCGCGTTTGAGGCGCTTCACCCCCTAGTTCGCAAGCAGTACGAAATCAGCCCGTTCTCAATGGTCCAGCACCTTGGTATGGCCCGAGCTATCCTAGCCGAGCGCGAACGGTGCGCCAAAATCCTAATGACCCGACACGAGAACCACCCACAGAACGGGGAACAATGGGACGGTACGTTTTACGATTTGGCTGAGGAGATTATGGGACAGTTTCCACGCGCAGTTGCACGACCACGTGCCACTTACTAGCCTCAACATTATCCGCCAACGGACCAATATTACCAGTCCACGTTGCGTCACCACCTGCCCAGCTAGACATGGCCGCTAGGACCTGCTTGGCCAGTAACAGCACAGCGTCCGTGGACGGGCCGTTGGCAAAGACGTGCAGATCGACCAGAATAACCGACCCGTCACGGCACGAGTCCTCGTATGGGGTCGTGCTGGACGAATAGCGGATAAAGGGCCAAGCGACATTGGCGGGCGTAAACTCCCCGTATACCCCAGCGCCGGTAATCCGGGGCGTCAGGTGCGCAATGATCGATTGGCGAGTTTCTAGCGTGAGGTCAATGTCGGCCATAGCGCCACAATACAAGGAGTAGAGACGATGAGCAATAGACCCGACTGGTGCCCTGCGGACGTGTGGGCGAGCGTGGAGGCGTATTCCCGAGCCAACGAGCGGGAACCTACCATGCGTAAGGTTCAGGAGTTTGCAGCGCGTCTTGTAATTGCCGAACGTGAACGGTGTTCCAAGATCGCGGAGTCTTACACGGGGATGACGAAATGGGGGAACAGGGAGTATGGTCCGAACGTCTCCAGCCGCATCGCCCACGCTATCCGTCTCGACCCGCAAGCTTAGCCACGCCCGCAGCGATCATCTCGCGCCCCTGGGCTCGTGTGACCCGACCGGACCAACCGGCCTTGAAGGCGATCCATGACCGTGAGTTGGGTACGGGCCAATCATAATTGTATAGGACAGTGATTTTCATGTTGACCTCGGGGTCATGTGGGCGTAGGGTGAGTGTATTGGAAGCAAAGGAGATCGTAAAGTGAGTGACTCGGAAAGATGGCTGTTCACATGTTTTGCTATTGCATGGACAATATTGGTCGTATTCATGATAGCTACAGTGGCACCATACCCAATGAACCTCCTATTTTGTACGCTGTTCCCTCTTGGCCCAGTGTTCATCAAGGTAATCTGGAGCAAATAAATGATCGATCTAATTCAAGCAATACGCAATGGACAAGCCCCCGACGGATACGTGAGGGTAGCCGTGAAAAATGATGATTACGGGTACTATATCGATGTACCTAAAGAGGCCCGTTTTCGCATGACGGCACTAACTGAGTCTGCGGCTATTTTCGGTGGAACAAAGTCAAGGGCACGAGAACTAATTGACGCTGCCCAAAATCAGCCAGAAGAATATCACGTACGTCACAATGGTCAAAATATCGCGATGTACCTCGGGGATGGCGCTATTCGGGAAGCCTTTGACCGCGTAGTTAGCAGAGGCGTACCCGGAGAAAATTACTCGATCCACAAGAGGGAGGGCGATGTAGTTTCCCTAGTGGTCCAGATGTCCTTGCCTAAATAGGCACGCCCCAAACCTCCCAGTAACTCTTAGCCGGGTCCTGCCGGGGAGTACGGAGCAAATAGGTCCTACCCCCGGCAGTAAGCTCCGAATCGCCCGTAAGGACCAATCCGGGCTTCTGGAGGATCAGGAACCGAACGTCGTCTTGCGAATAGCCACCGGCCACACGGGTCGCTTCGTCCACCTGATCTTCTTGCACTTTAACCGCAACTGGGTCCGGTGGGGTATATGTGCCCCCACCCTGACCGTCGGGAACCCAAACGGGGTTCTGGGTCAGTACGCCGTCCAGATAGAACGTGCCGAACACATCTGCAAACAAACTGGCAATGTCGCCATCAAGTAATCCCATTCAAGGAGCCTACCACAATGTCCCTTTCCACGCTAGCCGTCGCTGTCCTCTCCCTAGCCACCCCCGACCCATGTACTGACGCCCGTGATTTTGCCGAGAGTATCGCCCGCGCCCGTGATAGCCGGGTGCCCATTACGGCAGTTCTCGACATCGTAGAGAGCGACCAGTTGTGGACCAGTATGGTCGCGATCATCTATAGCTACTCTAGCGTACCGCCCGTGGCTATTGGCGCCATGGCTGAGTCGGCTTGCCGTGATGCGCGCTAGGGTAATGGCCCTCCATCGAGAGGGTCTAACCCAAGCCCAGATAGCCGAACGCCTGGGACGGTCGCGCAGTACGGTCAACGGGCATATCCGTAGGGACAAGGCGGGACAGGGGCTAGTGGGGTTCGTAGCCTACGCTGCGGTCCCGCACGCCCACCCGTTAATCCATCAGATGTGTGCCCTCGCCAATGAGCAGCGTATTGATCGCAAGGCCCTATGCTCGCGCGCGGGTGTGGACGTATGGGCGATGCGGAGGTGGATGGCAGGAGCGAACCCTCAGATCAATACGCTCAGTGCGGTCTTTGAGGTCCTGGGGTATTCACTCACTGCAAAGAAAAACGCCCCCGGTTATTAGCCGGGGGCGTCCCATGATCTGGTTGCGCACGTGTCTACAGTAATCCGCCCGGATACCAGCCGTCAATAGGCCAGCCAAGACCATCCTTGGAGTAGGGGGTCCGACAGTGCCCGACGCCCCCACTGACCACACGCGGCCCGCCACGCTCCATACGGAGCAGGAGGGCATAGAACTGGCCACATGGGGTCTGACCGAGCCAAGAGGTCCATGTAGTCCCCTCTGCTGCGGCCCGCTGGTAGCGCGTAAGGGTAAGCTGGCCGGACTTGATCGATTGGTACGACGCGGCACCCGTGCGCCAGCTAGTGGACGCTGCGTCCGTGCCGAGCCCATCGAGCGTCATGAAGTGGCACGTGAGGGCAGCTAGGGCGTCATCGTTCTCGGGGTCAAATACGTACCGTGCGGCCATGTCCAGGTACATTTGGACAGTGGGGTCCGGTACGGCGGCGAACTGAGGTTTGCGGGCCTTAAATTCTGCGGGTGTCATGTCATGGCCTCGAATAGCTCAATCTGCATGAACGAACCCGTAGGTCCAAATTCTAGGCCACGGTTTGCACTATAGCTGTGCCATAGGCGGGAGGATATGGAGTCTCCTGGAACCACGGGGAAAATGCTGGTAACGAGTCGTTCGCTCTGCCTCGTACCGTTAAGGGCCGGAGAACCGTGCTGGTCCACTTCTACCTCATTAACGTAGGCATAGGCGTAAACATAGGTGCCGGTATCAACACTCTGCAATAGTTTTATGGCTACGGTGACACGGGCAAAACCCGCCCATGCTGGCACTGTGTACCGCCCGGACCCCGCGTGCCCCCCGAATGGGTCATATACCACACTGTCCCACGCGATATGACGCGGCGCACCAGCTTGAAAGCTGCCTGTGGAAGCGCGTCTGATTAGAAAAGCTGGTACGGCTGGGCCAATAACAGCCCCCGTGGGAAACGTTGGTAGGACGGGTTTGCCGCTTATGTCTGACCAAGGCACAGGTGACGCACTGGGCCGCGCCCCTACCGACGCAGCGTTAAGAGTAACCGCCCCGTCCGCGCCATTCACAGAGGTAACGGGAGCAGTATACGTGCTAGGGAGCGCCCCCACGTCCGCAGCGGTCAGTACCACGTCGCCAATCTTGCCATTGACCGACGCAACTAGCTCGCTAGAACCGATACGCTGCCACACCCCAGCGGCAAAGATCGCCCAGTCACCCGGATTGAACGTATAGGACCCGTTGCCGAAATTGAACGTGCCGCTAGTGCTGGCCTTATAGAAGTCACCGACAGAACCGGCCCCGTCGATCAGGGTTGGCGTATTGGTCGTAGGGTTCCATGCACCCTTGAACGATAGGCCACTCACGTTGAGGTGGACCATGGGTACAAGGCCCGCAGCGTCTAGGGGAGCAACACCGTTGGCGGCTCCGCGCTGAGCCAGGGGCACAAAGTCCAACGAGGGCTTGCCAGTCAGGTCGCCATACGCACCCGTGGGGATTGTCGGACGCCCGGTTAGGTCAGCATACGCGCCCGATGCGGCCACCGGGGCTAATCCCGCGAGTTTAGCTTTCTCCGCGTCGGTAAATGCGTTCGTGTTGGTCTGGGACTCATAGGCGGGCTTGATGACGCCCCCAAGTGTAGACAACTCAGGCATTGGTAACGGTCTCTCCGTTATGGGTTACGGGGATGCCGTCAACAGTAACGGCGTTCTCTTCGGGTTCGGGTGGGGTGAGGCCGGATACTGGCATGGAGGACATAAGCTGCCCCTCCATATCCATCCACGTCGGCCCGCCCGCGTCCACCACGTATAGCGGGGCCATGAGGCTCAGCCCATCTGAAGCTAGGTAGGGCTCGTCGGTAATGAATACCGGCGTACCACCTTCAGCCTCGTAAACGGGCACAGCTTCCATACCGGCAACTGGGAGGAATGTTACCCCTAGAGGGTCATTCGGCCCCATGCTTCTCAATCTCTTCGATCAGGCGAGCCTCTTTCCACAGGTGATGCGGCTTCTTGCCGGTTGTCTCCGTATAGAGCGCGCGCCACTGGTCAAGGGGGTCCTCGTCGGGCACCAGCGTCACAACTTCCACGCCGGGAACTGCGGACAGAATTTCCACGAGGTAATCCGGCAAGTCCGCGTCAACCTCGCCAAACGCCGGGAGAATGACACCGGGGGCTAGATCATAAGGAGAGCCGGTCAGGTTACGAATTTTCGTCATGGCCCGATAATAACCGAGGGGAGAGGTGTTGACAAGTTCTGACCCGGCTGTCATAGGTATACCACACGCAACACAAGGAGACGTGCAGTGGACGTAAATTTCTCAGAGTGCCTCATTCGTCAGTCCCATTGGGGTGAGATTGCCGTTACGAACATTTGTTCCGGTACGGTCAGCCGCGTTCCGTGGGCTATTAGTGATTGGTTCATGGCGGCGGGGTTGGGTTTGATGGCATTCATGATCTTAGGAATGTTCGCCCTGTTTATTGCTCTGGGCGTATCATTTGCTCGGGACTTTTTTAACTAACACAAAGGAGACGTGCAGTGCAGATCAAGGAAGGCGGGTACTATAAGACGCGAGACAGTCGAAAGGTGGGACCTATGACCAAAGAGGGAAATGGATTTAAGTACGGTAATTTTTCGTGGTGGCCAAGTGGTTCCGCAGCTATCGGCACGAAAAATCCCGGCGACCTAATAGAGGAGTGGACCGAATGACCCGTCCAACCAATACTGACCTTGCGGACGCACTGCGCGAGATTGCCAACACCCTTCCCCTTGGGTCCGCTCTGGTCTTGCGGCTCGCTGCGGATCGGTTGGGGCTGGGTGAGGAACCGGACGGGTGGGTCACTTGGTGGGGAGGCGAATTCCCTAAAGGATTGACCCTTGATACTCGTGTTGATGTAAAATTCCGTGACGGGGGTATCGACATCCGAGGCGAAACCGTGGCGCACTGGAAAGACACGTCAGATGACGGGAACAACTGGTTCTATTCTGGCAGCAATGACCCCGCTGAGATTATCGCATACCGCCTTCACTCATAACGAAAATGGGGGCTGTGAGGCCCCCATCCTTAGTCCTATGGGGCCGGTGTGATACCGTCCACGTAGCGCACGGCTTGGGTGGAGAGAATTTCCACACCCCCCGTACGGAAAATGCCCGGAACTTCATAGTGACCCCAGCCGTCCTGATAGACTGGCAAGAACTGGTGAGGCATTGGCAGATGGAGACGCACGTACTCAGGATCGTTCTTGTAGACGACCATACGGCCCGCACCTTCCGCACCGGTCGCAGTGCCCGCAGCTTCCAGAACACCCTGTGGCGGGAAGACGAAATTGAGTGGGCGGCCAGTCTGGAGCGTATACAGGTTCGTACGCTGGATGAACGAGAGAATCGTTTCCTGGGTGGTCAGCGAGAACGGGGTCTGCGCGATGTAGGCGTATGCTGCCAATGGCAGCATAACCGTATCGGCAAGCTCGGTCTGGTAGGTGTCAGCAAAAATACCCACGATACCGATGTTGATATCACGGACGATCTGGGCTGGGGTCTTAGTGCCCACGCCAGCAGCGTCAACCCAAGTACGAACACCGCCCGTACCATCAGCCGGAGCCGCAGTGGCGGTAACGCCCGTGTAGTTCGTCAGACCAACACTGCCCGGAAGGTCCGGGATGCCCGTAATGGCCGTGTTGAACATGAACTTGGCGTAGGCACGGCGGGCAGCTGCGGCCTTGCGGTCCGTCAGGGTGCCGCCGACAACAGCAAGGGCGGTATTGATTTCCTCGATGTTGTAATCATAGCCGATACCCGCGAGCTTGAAGGTGCGTATTTCGTTGGACTGACCGATTTCGGCCTTTGGCATGTCCTTAGAGTAGGCGGTCAGTAGACGTGCCTTACCGGACTCGGTGGACGTGAAGGTCATCACACCTGGAGCCCAAGGGTTGCCACCCGACTCAACATAGATCAGTCGGGCAAAGTCGTACTCGGGGTAGCGCGTGGCGTACACGCGCGTATTGATGCCGGTAGCCTGAAGCTGAACGTAGGCAATTGCGGCGGCGTCGTTTACAAGGTGCTGGGTCATATTAGGAACTCGCGCTCAGGCTAGGAATGGGGCGCTTGTAACGCACGACGCCAACGGCACCGCTCGCACCAGCAAATTCAAACTGCGCTCCTGGGATAGTGAGGACAGTTGCGGAAGCAGCGGCACCGGTCCAGTTCTGGGCAGTGACGTTGAACCGAGCCTGCGAACCCTTGGTCACAGCAGCGCCGAGAGTGACCGCAATCGGGCCCTCGTCAATCACCGAGACAGTATCGCCGGGAGCGTAGTAGTCGCCCTCGTGATACAGCACGTGGTTCATACGGGAAATACCGATGACGTTCTGGGCAGCAGCGGTCAGGGGACCACATTCGAGGTCAGCGGCGGTCGTGGTGACTACTGGGACACCGAACGGGAGGTTGGCACCTGCGGCGAGGATACGGCTAGTACCATTCCACTCGCGCATGTCGATAAGCTGGCCAACCGTATAGTCGGGCAGCGTTGCGGCGTAGGAGATAGGCATTATGCAGCCCTCCAAGCGTTATGGTCGTTGGCGGTAGCAAGGGCCTTAGCCTCTGCGTCCGCATCGGACACGGGGATAGTCTTGTCGGCTAGGTCAGCGGCGGTCTTGTCAGCACCGGCGTGATCCTCAACGAGGGTGTCAAAGCGGGCCTCAATGTACGCGTCGGACTTGCCGTCAATGACCACCTTACGGGCGACCAGTACGGCACGCTTCACGTCCAGATCGGACTTGCCATCCGCCACAACGGCAGGAGCAAGAGCCTTGACCCGTGCGACCAGATCACCGCGAGCGGCAACACGGGCGTCCAGAGCAGCGGCGTCCAGTACGTTGGCGAGAGCGGCGTCGAGCTTGGCTTCGGTAGTGGCCAAGGTAGCATCGAGAGTTGCGATATCCGCGTCCTTGGCAGCGATAGCGGCGTCATGGGCAGTGCGGGCGGTTGCCGCATCCGCCATTAGTTTAGCGATGGCCTGAGCGCCCGCGTCGTTGGTAACGACCTGGAGCCCATCCACCAGTACAGTACGGTCCGACATAGTGCGGGACTCCTGTTCAGGTTGAGGAATAGGGCTCACGCCCCAGTTATCACCGATACGAGCCTCATGGCCCGCACGGGCAGCATCGACCACCGCTAGATGGTTGATTCGGATGTTTGTCTGGGTGGCTTGGTACGCAGTGCCATCGGGCGCTACGCCATCACCCCAGACAAGTTCACAGGTGTAACCCGCGGATAGTTCGCGCTTGCCGGACTCGACGGCAGCAATGGCCGCACTGTCCTTGAGGACCAGTGGGAGCGAAACCCACCCCTCGGAATCCACTTGAGCGGCGGTCGAGACCTCGCCTACGGCCAATTCCTTCCAGTTGTCAGCCGTGACGGCGACAGACGGATGGTTGATCGTGACGGGCGCATGGGAGAATGACTGGAGGGAGTCCTTGGAATGGACCTCACTGGCCGGACGGTACACATTGACCGTTGCAAGGTCAGGGCGACCCACCTCGGACCCAGCGTACAGTTGGACGCCCGTGCGAACGCTGCGGGCGACTGTGGTCAAATAACCATCGCTCGTGCGGCGGGTCTGGGAAAGCGGGGCTCGATCAGTAAATTGGAGCATTGGCGGGCATACTAGCCGCAAGGTGGGAAGGTGTCAACTAGTGCCGCCCGTTAGGAACCCGGTCCCATTTCTGAGCGGCATTCCATACGCACCGCTGCGAATCGTAGGGCTAGCTGATTTCCGTCTCTCCGGATGTCACCAATTTACCGTAGGTTGCGGGCCACCGGTCTTCCCTTGACCCAAAGCACGGACTCGAACCGTGGGTTTGTGGCTGCTCGTACGCCCCATCGGGCGAATTAGTGGACCCGTCTCTCCGGGCTGTCACCGCTTGCAGTATTCTACGCGTATTCCGGTTCTGCG